GTGCTGTGGGCGCTGGCTCTGCGGGTGGCCTCCCTGGGAAGATCACGAGCCCCACGACGATCGACTTTCTGGGCGCCGACACGGGGCCCGCGATCGAGCTCGACACGGATACCGCGGCGGTGCTCGTGGCCGAGACCGTGGTCGCGAGCGCGACGGCGAACGACGTCACACTCGCTGGACCGCCGGTATGGACGCTGAACCAGTTCGTGAACCAGACGGCGGTGGTCGTAGCGGGCACCGGGCTCGGCCAGAAGCGCACCATCCTCTCGAACACCACTGGCGGGAAGCTCGTGATCTCGAACGGGTCGGACGGCCAGCAGTGGCAGACGGTGCCCGACGCGACGTCGCTTATCCGGGTCGTGATGACGAAGCTCGTGGCGGACGAACTCGTGAGCCTCGTGACGGAGCTGCCGCCGACGCAGCAGCGGTCCGGCTACTTGGTGAAGCTCGACGCGACCGGGAAGCCGTACCTGGACATCGCGAACCCGATCGTGGTCAACATCGACGCCGGAATCCCGATTCCCCCCTACGAGCGGATCCTCGGGGGCTCGGTGCGCTTCAAGACGAGCACGCCGCTGTCGCCGACCTCAAGTCCGCTGACGATCCGGCCCTATCGGGACCGCTATCTGTGGGGGCCGACTTACACGGTGTGGCTTGAGAACGAGCAGGTCTTCCTCGCCGGCCAGCTACAGGACTGGGCGGCCGTGACGTCGATCGACCTCCGGCTCGTGCCAGTGCCGGGGGACTTCGTCGCACGGTCGGACTACTTCGTCCTGCCGGACCTCGCGCGTCCGGTGCTGATCGCGGAAGCGGCGTGGTTCATGGCGATGCGGCTGCAGGGGATGACGGATGCGCCGCCTGTCCCGATCACGTACTTCGACCAGGAGCGGCAGCGCGCGAACGATCATTTCCTGCAGGCGATCGGTGCAACAGCGCGGGCCCACGCCACATATCCCAGAGAGGTTTGGTAGCCATGACGCCACGCTGGCTGGTGCGAGCCTGGGATGAAGCCCTGGAGGAGGCGCGTGAGCGATCGTTGCCGCAGCGCGTGGTGACCGTCAATGGCTTCCGGCAGCCGAAGCGCGGCTTGTGGCGGCTGGAGATGCCTGGGCTGCGCTCGCTGGTGCCTGCGGCGCCCCGGTGGTCCTGGCAGGCGCTGGCCGCGGTGGCGGCGAGCCTGGGGGCGGTGCTCCTGTGGCACGTCTCGGGATTCGTGCCGGGCGCACTCATGCTGCCGCTCTTCGGCATGGCGACGCTGGGCCTCGGCGCGGACACCCTGCCCGTCGTCGAGAGCACCGCCGATCGGAACGCGCACTATCCGAGCCCCTTGCCGAACCAGCACGTGTTCAACAAGGGCACCGGGAACATGGAGCGGTTCGACCCGGCGATCGGCTGGGTGACGGAGGTGTTGGGCGTTGGGCCGACCGGTGCCGGGGTACCGGGGACGAGCAAGACGGTGAGCACCGCGCTCTACGCGCGCGGGACGAGCGGCAACGTGCCGAACGACAACGCCGTTGCAGTGGCTGCGGCAATGACGGCGGCCCCCGGCCTCGGTGCGACGATTGTCAACGTCGTTGCGGCGCATCTGCCGTACACTGCGGCGAACGTACCGGTCAGTACGACCGTTCGGCTGACCCGCGAAGGCGGCAACCCCACCGAGTTCGACGTCGAAGCCTATGGGGCGACGCCGACATCGGCGGTGGATTCGACGGTGAGTCTGCAGAGGGCGCTCGATGCGCAGACCGCGTTTGGCTACGGCACCGTCCGCCTCCCGGGGCCAGCCTACGCCATCACGACCCTCCGGTATTACACCAACACAATTCTCCGAGGCCACGGGGCGACGCAGGCCGGCGCTGGCGGGACGCAACTCATTCAGATCAATGGCACTGCGGCACCCATGCTGCAGCCGAATACGCCAGCCGTGCGCACCCAGTCGTTTCTCTTCGAGGACTTCGCGATCTATGCTGGCAACAATGCGTCCAACCTCGGGGGCATCGACTGCACAGGCTGCGCTTACTTCACGATCAATCGGGTGACGATCTCGACGTGTTCGACTTACGGATTCCGCGTGGTCGGTGGGTCTACGATCGGAGATGCGGGATTTGGCAATCTGACCCGTGTCGCCATCGTCAATAGCACTACGGGCACCTACGCCTTCCTGAGTTCCAGCTCCGCCGTCGATCAGCCCGATGGCATGACGATGACGAACGTGTTCATTAGCAGTGCGCAAGGTACGTGGATCAAATATGCCTGTGTTGGCGGCCGTCCAGGCGCAGGGACGGATAGTTGGATTGGGTTGCGGTGTGAGAGTCCCGGCGGCAGCGCCCTAGCGGACATTACCTTCGATCCTGCGGGCTCAGGTCCGGTCTATTTCACTGACTACCGTCTTGAGAACACGGGTACTGGCGGAATACAGATCACGCTGAACGGCTTCGGCCCCCAACCCGCCGCAATTTTTGATTCAGGTACGTTCGCGCCAGGAGTTGGTGGATTTACCTGGATTGATAACGGCCCAGTACTCTCGCGGCGTACGAACGACCTAAACGGCGCGACCAACGGAATGCTATTCCAGGTGCTTGGCCTCCAGACTGCGCTGCGGACCGTGTCGGGTAACACCAGCCTCACTCAGAACGACCACACCGTGCTCGTGGACGCGACGAGCGGCAACGTGACCATCACACTGCCGACCCCTAGCGCCGCTGTCGGGAACTCGAAGTTCTACATCAAGAAAATCGACGCGAGCGTGAACACGGTCACGATTACTCCCAGCGGCCTAAACATTGATGGCTCGGGCAATAGCTTGGTGCTGGCGACGCGCAATCAAGCCTTTGAGCTGCAGACCGATGGGGCGAACTGGTTCATTACGGGGGCCCACGCGATCTCGAACGCAGCGCTCCAACTCGCTGCGTCGTCCGCGCTATCGTGGGGGTCTCCCAACAACAACTATTTGCAGATTGATGGGACACCGAAGTTCATTTGGGCACTGAGCGGCACGACGCAACTGACGATGACGACCAATGCCCTCGCGCCCTCGACTTCGGGCGGCAAGCAGCTTGGGACGTCGGCGCTCCCGTTTAGCAACGTCTTCGCGAGCCTGGGAACGACGGACGGCGACTTTGCGCTGACATGGGGCGCATCGGTGGCCGTCAATGCGCAGAACGGCAATCACCAGCGGTTGACCGCCACGTCGAACATCGCGGCGACGGTCAGCGCGCCCACGAACCCGCCAGCGGCGGGCCAGAGTCAGGATCTCACCATCGAGATTTTCAACAATTCAGGTGGCGCCCTCACCACACCTGTGGCCTTTGCGACTGGGGCCGGGGCGTTCCTGGCGAGCGGTGGTGTTTCTCCTGCGAACGGGCTGACGATCGAAGTCAAGTTCCGGTGGGACCAGGCACGCAGTCGCTACATCGAAGTGTCGAGAGGAGCGGCCGTCTAATGGCCCAACCTCGCGTCCTCGGCAAGCTCCTCGGCGCCAACATGAACATCACGACCGACCAGGCGATCCCGCTCGGCTACGGCCACGCAATCGTGACGGATATCGTGGTCACGAATCCCTCGGTCTCGCTCACGCTTGCGGCCGGCGGCCTCTACACGGGCGCTGGGAAGACTGGGACGATCATCGTCGCCGCGACGCAGCTCTACGCCGCTCTGACCGCTGCGGGGCTCGCCCTGAAGGCCGTGATCGCGGCGCCCGTGCGCGTCACCACCGCCCAGATCTTCTTCGCGCTCACCACCGCGCAGGGTGTCGCGGCCACCGCCGACATCTACGTCCTCGGGATCGAAGCGGACCAGTAGATGAACCTGGCCGCGTTGCTCGACGCGGTCCCGGTCGTCCAATCGACCAGCGACCGCGCGACCCGGTTCCCGACGCCCGCCGTCGACCAGCGGGTCTACAACAAGGGCACAAGCTGGATCGAGCGCTGGAACGGATCGGTCTGGGTACAGGAGATTCCGCTCAGTGCTGGGCCGGACGTAGTGCTGCCGGGGAACGTGAGCGTCGTGGGCGATCTGACCACGCAAGCCCGACTGCTCTTCACCGCCGCTGTGGGCAAGATCGTCCCCGGCGCGACCAGCCTAGCGTTCCGCGATTCCACCGACGCCTTCAACAACCTCCTCCTCGCGAACAACGGGGACGCGACGGTGCGGAACCGTCTCCTCCTGGCCCTGGCGGCCTCGAAGTTGGTGCCCGGCGCGACCAGTCTTTCCCTGCGGAACAACGCCGATTCTGCCGACAATCTCCTCATCACGGACGCCGGGCGCGTGACGCTGCGCTCGGGCGCCGCCGTTGGGGGTGTGCTGTATCGCACCGGTCAGTCGATTGCGAGTCCTGCGGGCTCGCCCGCGACCATCACCAGCTTCGTTCTAGGTGGTGGGACGCTCGCCCAAGACGGGCAGGCGCTCTGGATTCGCGCCTGGGGGACGTTCGCGAACAATGCGAACGCGAAGGCGGTGCGGGTGAACATCGGGGGCGCACTCTTTACCCTGAGCGCCACCGCCAGCAGCAACAACCGCTGGTGGATCGACTTTCAGATTGCCTACCGCGCGGCCGGCGCATCCGCGCAGCCGTTCGGCGCCTGGATCATTCAAGCCCCGACCACCTCGACACAATTCGTCGTCCAGGGGACGACCGTGCTGGACTTCTCTGTGAACCAGACGATCGCGCTCGACTGCACGCAGGTCGCCGCCGGCGACGTGGTGTTGGAGAGCATGGCCGCCGGGGTCATCCCATGAGCGCGTACTGATGGCAGTCACCGCACAGGACGTCCTGACGCGCGCGATCGCGCTCTCGGATGCGAACCAAGCCTTCACGACACTCCCCGCGGCTGAGATTCTGGCTCGCCTGAACCTCGCGCAGCGCACCCTCAACGCGCGGCTCGCACAGGAACACCGGCTCTTCTACCTGACGACCGTGAGTGCCCCATCGACGGTCGGCGCGAGCGGGCGGACGATCGACCTGGCGGCGAGCCCGCCGTTCGTCCTCCCGGTCGAGCGCGTCATCCTCCTCTTCCTCCCCAGCGGGACCGAGGTCTCGCTCGTGGACGTCCAGGACCAAGGGGCGGAGCTGGCCCCGCGCTGCTACGGATCCGGGACGAAACTCGTGGAAGTGGGGAACGACTGGTCGCCCGCATCTGGCGCGGTCACGCTCACGATTTGGTATATATACAAACAAGTCGCCCTGAATCTCGCGGGCGATCTCACGCAGACCTTGCAGATCCCCGACGAGTTCGCGCCCTACTTCGACTTCGAGCTCGGGATTTACTTCAATGGCAAAGACCTCGGTCGGAACGTGGCGGATCCGACCGAACTCCAGCGCCTGGTTGCGATGCAGGAGACGGCCTACAAGAACCTCCTGATCTACGTGGCCCACCTGCACGGGTCTGTCCAACGGCGCTTCGCGCTCCCGGTGCCCGTCCCCGAGGAGAAGGCGTAACGTGCCGCTCCCAACCAAGACGCTCGGCCCCTTCGCGGGCGGCGTCACGGACGCGGCGTCGCCACTCCTCGTCGAAGGCAAGCGCGTCGTCCGCTACGCCAGGAATGCGCTACTCGACGGGGTGGGCCGTCTCGTGGCGCGCGCGGGCACGCAGGTCGCCCTCACGCTCAAGGACGACCAGGGGTCTCCTGCGACGATCACCAGCGTCGTTGCGCTGGCCCAGTTCTCCGATGGCGCGCTCGCGGTCGGGCACTCGACGATCACGTCCAAGTTCTACTTGTACTGGTTGAAGGCCGACCTCACCGACTGGTACAACAGCTCGAAAGTCCTCCAGGGGACGACGAACGTCCTGCCGGTGGGTGTGCTCTGGACCGGGACGGCAACGCCCGCGCCCGTCACGATCGCCGAAGGCTTGAACCTGGGATTCATCGCGCACAACAACGCGGGCACGAGCTTCAAGACGATGAAGTTCGACACGACGGTGACGCCCGCGACGCTCACGGCCTTCCAAGCGAACCTCGACGGTGCCGGTGTGGCCGACACCTACTTCCGTGGCGTGGTGAGCTTCCAACAGCATCTGTGGGCCTGGGGCTTCGGGTCGGCGACCGCGGGTGACAACGATCGACCGGAGCTCCTGCGGTTCTCGACGCCCTTCTTCGGTGCGATGGCGCAGACGGACAACTTCGCGGTCGGGCACGAGGTACGGAGCGTGCGCGAGCGCGTCGTCGCCGCCGTGGTCTCGGGGTCGACGCTCTACGTGGGCACCAACTTCTCGATCTGGCCGGTGGTGGGGTTCGGGCGCAATTCGTGGGACAAGTCGCGACCGATCGACGAAGCGTACGGGTTCGCCGGTCTCTTCTCGGCTTGCGCCGGCCCGAACGGCTACCTGTACTACTGGTCGCACCGCGGGCCCATGCGCGTGCTCGGCTACGGCCCGCCGGAGCCACTCTGGCCCCGGGTGGCAGCGACCATCGTCGGGGTGGTGAACGAGCAGACGATCGTCGCGGCCTACGATCCGAACGTCGATCAAGTGGTGTGGCTCTACCAGGACGGGACGAGCGGGCGGGTGTCGCGCCTCTGTGCGTACGATGTGATTCGCGAAGCGATCCTCGGGCCGGATGGGGATGTCGGGCTCGGCGTCGCCGCGATGGCGTTCATTGCGCCCGTCTTTGGAACGCTCGCGGCCGGACCGGTAGGGGCGCCTACCACGCCAACAACGGACGGCGTCGGCACGACGGTCGCTACCGCCCACTGGGTGAACGGGGACACGTCGCCGGAGACGCTGACGCAAGTGGAGTATCGGACGCCGCAGGGATCGGGAGCCTGGACGGTCGCGAGCGCCACGATCCCAAGCGGAACCACCAGCTTCCAGATCACGGGCCTTGCCGGGACGACGCCCTATGAGTGGCGCGCGAAGCACATCCGGAACGGCATTTCGAGCGCCTACCTCGGGCCGGTCGCCGGCACGCAGTTTACGACGATCGCCCAGTTGAATCCGCCGACGAACTGCGTCGCATCGGCGGCTGGACCCTACGAGAAGGTGACCTGGACCAACTCGGGGGAGAGCGGCGTCTCGACCGAGGTCTGGTGGGGCAAGCAAGGGCTCGAGGTGCTGGTGGGGACGTCGTCCCCTGGCATCTCCAGCTACTACGTCATCAATCCCTTCGCGGGTGGAGGCGGTACCTACGACGCGAAGGTGCGGCACGTGCGCGCCGGTTCAACGTCGTCCACGTTCGCCATCTCGAACCAGGTCTTCCACTAATGCCGGCCGGCTACCTCTACCTGGCCGAGGCGGCGGGCGGTCGCATCATCCGCACGAACGTCGGTGTCTCGCAGATCGGCGATCCCTACGAGCTCGAGCTCTATCCGTGGGACGATCGACCGGCGGGCGACGACGGTGAGGTGGTGTTCCGCTGGCTCACTGTCCTGCTGCGTCACACGATGGGCTACAACGTGACCGTGACGCCGGTGGTCGATGGGACGCCACTGAACGCGGCCAGTTTCGGTGACGGGCCACCGGCCGCGGGCCAGCTCGAGCAGGTCGCACGGTTGCGCACCTGGCCGATGACGCGCGGGAACCGGATCTCGGCGATTGTGAAGACGGTCACACTGCTCGGACCGATTGAGGTGGTCGACATCGCGTACAGCTATACGCCGATTCGGCCAGGGCCCTAATGCTCCCACTCCCACAGCCCGAAGACTCGCTCAACGTTCGGGTACTCGCCCGGGTCGAACGGGAGGACTTCACCGGCATCACCGGCACCGTGGTGACTCTCAGCCAGGATCCGATTGAAGCGGCGGCGGCGCCAGGGACGAGTCAGTACGTGTTCTGCTGGAAGAACGGCCTGCTGGTCCATAATATTGCAGGCGCCGACTACACGATCGCGGGCAAGGTGGTGACGTTGGCCGCCGCGCTCGTCGGCACGGACAAGCTCAGCGTCTTCTACTGGGCGCGAGGGAGCTGACATGGCGATCTGGAACCCGGTCACCGGCATCTTCGGCAACAAAAGCAGCGGGCCCGATCGCTCGAAGCAACTGAGCAGCGAGATCGACACGTCGGCCGCGCTCGACACCGAAGCGCAGGGGAACCGCCGGCGCGCCCGCACACAGTTCAGCGACATCCTCGGCGAGGGGCAGAGCGCGCTCGAGACGTCCGTCTCGTCAGCGGTGTCGTCGGCAATGCCCGGGTTCCGCAAGGGCATGCAGGACGTGCAGGAGACGGAGATCGCGCGCGGCGTTGGCGGCGGCGGCCTCGGCACCTCCTACGAAGGCGATCTCGAGTCGGCGTTCCAGCGCAACATCGCGAATGCTGCGGGGTCGCAGGCGCTCGGGCTCTACGGGCAACGCCTAGGTGGTGCGAGCCAGCTCTACGGCGTCGACACCGAGGCGTCCATGTTCGGTCGCAACCAGTACATGAACCAGCTCACGAACGCAGCGGACGCCCAGAAGCGGCGCAAGGCGGGGCTCTACGGGACGCTCGGGGCGATCGGTGGTTTCGCGATCGGCGGCCCGGTTGGCGCAGAGGTCGGCGGCATGGCTGGTAGCGCGATCGGGAGCCAGTAGCCCGTGACGCTGCCGGGGCGGCCGTGGCAGTTCGGGGGCACCTACGGTGAGCGCGAGGTCCCCGAAATCGGGTATTACGGCCCCACCAATCCCGGCCACGAGCTGGCGCAGGCGGTGCTCGGGGCGCGCGCCGCGAAGCGGCAGGACGAAGAAGCGGCGTCCCTGGAAAAAGAGCGGCAGGCGATGGCGGCGTGGCGGCAGGCGCAAGCCGACCGCGAGAGCCGGATGGACCCCTTGAACGAGGCGGTCGCTCGCGCGCGGCTGCGCGGGATGGGCGTTCGCATGCCCGGAGAGATGCCCGAGGGCCCGGCGATGCGGACGGACACGCAGGGCGGATTGCCGCCAGCCGGGCAGTTCGGCGCCCACGGGGGCGGTGGTCTTGCTGGTACGGCGCAGGATCCCTCCATGCAGCGTCCTACGCTCGGCGGAGGCTCGCCCGGTCTCGCTGGCACCACGCAGGACCCGCGGCTCGCTGGCACCGCGCACACCTTGCCGGGCGCCTTCAATCCCGTTACCGGCGCGCACAACCCGGCCGACATCGACCTGGGCGGCGGGTATTCGATGCCGTACAGTGCGACACCCGAAGCACGCCAGGCACTCTCCGCGCAGCAGCTCATGGAGTCCGGGATTCCGAACATGACGCCGGGGCTCGCGCTCTACCTGTCCGAGCACCCGGAGCACGTAGGGCCGATGCTGGCGCAGGCGCACAGTCGCAGCAGCAACGATCCATACGGGCCGGAGTCCACCGCCTTCCACGAGCACATGCGCGTGTTCGATGCGGAGCACCCGCTGCGCGATCAGCCGGAGATCAGCTTGGCTGGCGCGCTGCAGGAGGTCGACCGGCTGTATGGCAAGGGGATGCCGGGCGGCGCGGCCGAGACGCTCGGCGCCGACCGCCGGATGGAGCTCGCGCAGCAGATGACGCGGCGCGGGTTCCCAGCCGCGCGGATGCCACTGTCCGGGATCGGCGATCGCAACGCCCGCTTCCAGGCTCGCACGGGTCGTACGTTGCCGACGCCGTCGCCCGAGGAGCAGACGCAGGACACCCAGGGCGCGGCCCGCGCACGGCAACTCGGCGCGATCCGGAGCATGATCCCGAAGGGCGCAGATCCCACGCGGGTGCGCGAGATCCTCCGCCAGCACGGCGTCACGGACGAGGAGGCCGCCGGGATCCTGAACCCACCGGCCGCGCCCAAGGCGCCGCGGGCGCCTGGCGCGGGGAGCCGGTTCTGACCGGACCGCCGATCGACTTCGACGCGCTGCGTGAGGACCTGTCCGGCCTCACGCAGGAACCCGCGGCGCCGCGCCCGCGCAAACAGAGTCAGCCGATTGACCTTGTCGCGCTCGCTGAGGACCTGAAGGGCGCGCACCCCGCCACTGCGCCGCCGCTGCCCGCCAGCCCAAGTGTCAGTCCCGCGCGTGGTCGACAATTCCCTGACATTTCGCCGCGCTACGATCGGCTCGGCGAGCCGATGAACGAAGCCGCGCGCGACATCGAGACCGCGCGCGGCGGTGTGGCTACGGACACCAGCTCGACGGCGGAGCGGGCGCGGCGATTCGGCCAGGGCGCAGTACTCTCGATGGGCCTGCCCTTCCAGCCGCTCTCGCCGGAGGAGGCCCGTGCGCCGGCGACGCAGGCCGCGGCAACCCGGTACGGTCCCGCCGCTGTCGAGCGCGTGCAGCGCCTGGCGGCCCAGCCCGGGACGCCGGCGGGCGACCGACCGAGTCTTGCGCGCCGACTGTTCGAGGCGAGTCCGCTCGGCATCGTGCCGGGCCTGTTGCGGCGCGAGCCGGAGGCGTACGGCGGCCTGGCCGGCATGGTGCTCCAGGGCGAAGTGCTCCGCCCCGGACCGGGCACGGCGCTGGTCCGCGGGGCCGAAGGAGAAGTCGGGGCGGCCGCCGCGTTCCGGACGCTGGGCCTCGACCCCAGAACCGCCACGGAAGCCGATGTCATGGCGGCCGCGCGCGAGGCGGCGCAGCGCACCCATCCCGACGTCGCGCCCGCCGATCGAGTGGCTCGTGGGGGCCCGGCGGATCCCATCGTTGCCGCCCAGGAGTTCAACGCGGCGATGGAGGCGCGCGCGGCCGCGCTGGCGGCGCTGGGACGGGACCGGCCGGCCCAAGGGTTCCAGGCGCCCGGGGCCGAAGAGACGCAGTTCCGCGCGCGCCAGGCCCAGAGGCCAGCGCCCCCAGCCCAGACGGAGACGGCGGCCCCTGTGGTCACGCCGCCGCCCGGCCGTGGTGCGGACGTGTTGCGGACGATGTCTGACGAGGAGCTCGCCGCCCAGGGGCCGCTCGGCTCGACGCCGCCACCGGAGGCCTCTGCCGCCGCGCGTCCCGGAGTTCCTGCACCGCTGCCGCTGGACATCATCAAGCGGGAGCTCGAGCGTACGGCGCCGGAGGCGATGGAGGGGTCGCCCCGCGCCCAGGAAGCCCCAGGCGAGGCGATCGGCGCTTCGCGCGCCCCGGAACCTCGGTCCGCCGAACCATCATCGGTCGACCGGGCGCGGGCTGCGCTCCGCCGGTTGGCGAGTGAGTACGTCGTGGCGACCTCCCAGAAGATCCACATGAAGACCGGCCGGAACCTTGGCATGACGCCCGAGCAGCATCGGGCCTACGACGTGCAGCATGAGGCGAAGGTCGACGCCGTGCTGAGGGACCTGAACGACGCGGAGTTGGAGCAGCTGTTGTCCGGGACGAACCGTGAGTCGCGTGCTGAGGGCCGGTCCATCACGCCCAACGACGACCGCGGGGCACCGGACTTCGCGGCTCGCGAACTCATGCGGCGTGAGTCGGCCGAGGCCGCCTCGTCTGAGGCGGTTCCAGCAGGCGCCCCGCACGACCAGGCGGCTGTGCAGGAGGGTCTGTTCGGCGAGCAGACGCTCGCTGGAAAGGAGCAGGCGGAGCTCTTACCAGAGACGGCGGGGCAGCCGACCGCGAAGCTCAAGGCCGAGAAGATCGCGCCCGAGGAAGTCGGCCGCGTACAGCGCGAAGGCGCCGAGCCCGCGGGCGAGCGGCCAGCGGCGCTGCCGCTGGAAGGCAGACCCGGTGAGGCTCGGTTGCCTGACGAGGCGTACAGCCACGGGACCCGGACGCCCAGCGCCTACATGGAACTCCTGAATCGTGAGACGGCGCTCCGCCAGCAGATCGAGTCCAGACTGGAGGCTGGCGCCCAACTACCACCCGATCTAACGCGGCAGCACCAGGACGCGCAGCGTGCCCTCGGCGAGGCGTTCCAGCGCGGCGAGAACGTAGGCCCAGAGCGCAAGCCAGTCTTGGGGCCAGTGCGGATGCCCGGGAAGCCGGGCGGTCGATGGGAAGCCGCCGCGCGTGGACTTGAGGGCTTCATCGGTACCGGCCCCGAGAGCGTCACGCCCGAAGACCTCGCTAAGACCAAGGTCATCGGGAAGCGGCGGCCCGAGCGCATCACTGCGGCGACCTACACGGCGAAGAGTGGGAAGGTCTACGAGGGACAGACACACGACCAGGCGTTCGCAAAAGGCGCCGCCGCAGGCGAGCCGGAGCTTCACGGCTACCCGGAGATCGACCGCGAGGAACCCGACCAGGACGCAGGGCTCGCCCTTGAAGACCGCGCCGGGTTCCGCACTTCGAGGGGGCGAGTGGTCGATCGCGAAGAGGCCGGTAAGATCGCGGAGCGCGCCGACCAACTCACGCGCGAAGGAGAAGAGGCTCGAGCTCTAACCAAGCGTGCGGGACTCGACGCGGTGGACCTTGAGCCGAGCAGCTTACCGAAGAGTAAGAACGTCGCCCGTCACGCCGAGCTCACGGCACAGATCGCACGCGACGAGCAGATCACGGGCGCCGGCACCTCGCAGAGCACCTTCACAGACGTGGGCGGTCACATCGGGCAGCCGGGCCAGAAGTTCACGCGCACGTTCGCCAAGGGCCCGGCCTACGCGGCGCGCGGCCGTCTCGCCCAGGCGCGGAAGCGGCTCGCCGATCTCGAGAAGACGATGGCGCCGGACGAGCTCGCGCAGGCGCGCGCAGCAGCGACCGAAGCCGGAGCCACGGTGGCGCAGGAGACGTCCGAGAGAATCGCGCAGGGAGGCAAAACCTCAGCTCAGCTCGAGCGCGAAGGCATCGAGCGGGAGTCCGAGGGCGAGAAGCCGGACTACGAGGCGCTCGCCGCCAAGCAGGCGGGCCCGATCCCGCCGGCCATGAAGGATCTCATCCACCAGCGGCTCATCGAGTACGGGGACACCAAGGAGGAGCTGGACGGTCTGCCGCCACTCGAGCTCGCGAACCGAGCGCTCGAGCGCGAGGTCCTCTCGCCATCCGAAGAGACGCGGCTGCTCGACGCCGTGTGGCCCGACATGGGCGCGCTGCTCCGTGCCCGGCGCAAGGGCGCGCCGATTCCGCAGGTCACCGTGCCCCAGCGCTCCGTCCGCGACGAGTTCCGCAAGCAGCTCTATCCGGAGAAGCGGGGGCCGGAAGCGCAGGTCGCCGGCCGACTCCTGCGCCGAGCGATCGGTGAGATGCGGCGCGACAAGGCGATCTACCGCCAGGAGCTCAAGGACGCGCGGCGGTTGCCCGGTGTCGACCTCTCTACTCCCGCCGGGATCGAGTGGTACGACCTCTCCGAACGACCGGGGACGCCAGACGTAGCAGGATTGACGAAGCTCGACCCCAAGCTCCAGGAAGCGACGCGAGTGATCCGCAGCCTCTACGCCGGATTGATCCGCGACATCCAGGCGCTCGGTACCGGCAAGCTCGAAATGCCGATCGAGAACTACATGGGGCACGGGTGGAAGGATCCAGAGGCGGCGAAGAAGGTCTACCGCGAGCTGTCACAGTCCCAGGCGCGTCGCCCGCTCGCCGGCTCCAAGGCGTTCCTGAAGGAGCGGACGATCCCGCGGCTCGTCGACGGCCTGCGCCGCGGTCTCGAACCGATCACGAAGAACGGCGTTGATCTGAACCTCTGGAAGATGGACCAGATGCGGAAGTACCTCTTCGCGCAGCGGTTCATGCAGGACGCGAAGGGCGAAGGGATCGCGCGCTTCTTCCGGGTCGGTGAGAACCTCCCGGACGGCTGGGGCCGCGTCGAAGACCCGACGTTCGCCGTCTATGGCCGAACCGAGGCCGGTGAGCTCGTCCTGCGCGGCCACTGGGGAATGCCGACGACGGCCCGCGACCTCGTGATGAACTACCTGTCGCCAGGACTCCGCGGCAACCCCATCGCCAACGCCTGGCTCGGCGCGGCGAACAGCATGGTCCAGTGGAAGCTCGGCGCCTCCGGGTTCCACGCGGGCTTCTCGACCTACACCGGGGCAATCTCGCGCGTCGCGCTCGCGATCGGGAAGATGCGTACCGGTCGGGCCCCGGCTGGTCCACCAACAAAGGGCGACGTCCTCGGCGGTGCCGCGGGTGCCGCAGCCGGGATCGTACTCGGTGGCCCCGGTGGCGCGGGCCTCGGGCTGATCCTCGGGGGTGCGGCGGGCCGCCTGCTCCAGAAGGGACTCGCGCTCAAGGCGGTGTACCTGGATCCCGGCGCCGGCACCCTGCTCGAGCAGCGACTCGCCGACCTCATGGCCCGCGCCGGCGGGCAGGCGGAGATGCCGGGCGAGTACCGGACGGCGACGGTGCAGGCGCTCAAGGCGGCGGCGCGGAGTGGGAACCTCCCGAAAGCTGTGGCTCACACGCTGGCGCTCGCACTGCAGAGCCTTGCCTGGCCGACGATGCAGTTCTACGTCCCGCTCATCAAGATGGGTGCCTTCTCCGATCTGATGCAGGCGGAGGCGGAACGGCTGGGGCCGCTCGCGACCGAGGCGCAGGTCGACGCCGCGGCGCAGAGGGTCTGGCACTCGATCGACAACCGCTTCGGTCAGGTCTCCTACGACACGCGCTTCTGGAACAACGCCCTGAAGCACGTGATGATGGGGACGATCCAGGCGGTTGGCTGGGACGCCGGGACGGTGGACGAGCTCGTGGGTGGGTTGAAGGACGGGCTCGGCGGCAAGCCGTCACCGCGGCTCGACTTCCTGCTCGCCCTGCCGCTCACCGTGGCGCTGATCGGGATCCTGACCCAGTATGCCCTCACTGGCGAGGGGCCGTCGAGCGTGCAGGATGTCTTCGAGCCCCGCAACGGCAAGGTGGACGAGTTCGGGAACCCGGAGCGGGTGACGCCGGCCACGTACATGAAGGACATCCTGGGCTTCATACGCCACCCGGTGAATACTGCGGTCAACAAGCTCAACCCGCTGATCGGCTTCCTGGGCCGGCTGCTCTCGAACCGCGACTTCTACGGCAACAAGTGGCGGAACGAGAACGACCCTGTGACCGACCAGCTCAAGCAGTCGTGGAAGTTCGTACGCGACGAGTGGGCCCCGATCTCAGTGAAGAACGTGCAGGAGGAGCGCCGGCGGGGCGTCACCGGCGGCGGCAGTCTCCTGCCGATGGTGGGTATCACCCCAGCGTCGCGCGAGGCGGTCCGAACGAAGGCGCAGAACCTGATGATCCAGATGCTGCGGGAGCGGACCCCGGCCCGGACGCCCGAGGAGCAGGAAGCGGCGCTCGCGAAGCGTGAGGAGCGTCAGGGGTTGTCGCCTGAGCAGCGGCTCGTGGGCATGTTCCGTAAATTGTCCCCCGACCAGCGCCACCAGGTCTACGCGGCGGCGAACGAACGGGAGCGTGAGATGTTCGGCCCCTACGTGGAGCGGCGAATGAAAGCATACAGGCAGTAGGATGACGGAGGCCGAACGTGATGCAGCACTCCAGGAACTCGTCGCCCTGCGCGCCGCGCTCCTTGCCGAGCAGCAGCGAATCGCGCGAACGATCCACGAGCTCTTGAACGTCTTGGCTGTCATCAAGGGCGAAGTTGACCTGGCCGCCGACCGCGGCCGTGCACTGATCGAGGATTTCTACCAGCGCTGGCCGGAGGTCAAGGACATCAAATGACAGATCCCAACCTGCCTGCGAACGGCCCTGCGGCACTCCACTACCGGCACGTCCGGACGATCACCGGGGTATGCGGCATGATCGCCGGGATCGCGCTCTTTGTGCTGATTCAGGAGCTCCGGTCGACGACGGCCGCCGCGCTCCTCGCGAAGGGGTGCCCGACGCCGGCGACGGTACTTCCTAGCACACTCCAGGCGACCTACGACCTCATCATCCCCGTGGGGGTGCCGCTGTTTATCGTCGTGATGGGGGTGCAGCTCTTCAGCCCGACCGCGTTCGGCCAGGTGGTGGCCGCGGTGCGCTCGCTCCTGCCGTGGACGAAGGGCCCCTGACGTGGACCTGAGCCAGGCGGGCGCCGCGTTCACCACGGCCGAAGAGGGCGGCGGCTTCGCGACGGTCTACCACGACCAATCGGCGCTGCCAACGGTGGGAGTGGGTCATCTGCTCACCAAGAGCGAACTCACGTCCGGCAAGATCAACATTCGCAACATCCTGTTCCCCTGGGAGGAAGGGCTGTCGCCGGCAGCGATCGCCGCACTGTTCGAGCAGGACATGAGCGCCGTGGCTGCGGCGGTAACGGCGGCGGTGAAGGTACCGCTCACGCAGGCCCAGTTCGACGTCCTCTGTGACTTCACGTTCAACTGTGGGGTAGACGCCTTCATGCACTCCACACTCCTGAAGCTCTTGAACCAGGGCGACTACGCCGCGGTGCCGGGCCAGCTCCGGCGCTGGGTCTACTCGAAGGGTCAGCGGCTGCCCGTCCTCGCGGCGCGGCGTGAGCGCGAGATCGCCCTTTGGAAAGGGGAGTCCGTGCCATGAAAACGCCCTCCGAGCTGTTCCTCCGCCTCTGCCTCGCTATGTCTGTCCTCCTGGTCTTCATGCTCATCGCGCAGTGCCTCCTCGGTCAGGCGCCTCGTGCGCACTACCGCCACGACGGGGTGTGGGTGCTTCCCGATTCCCTGCTCACGCCCGGTGCGATCGAGACCTCGGACACCGCCATCGTGTGCCACCGCACCACGAAGGCGCTGCGCCACGTGACGGCGGCGATGCACCACGCAATCTTCGCCGAGTACGGAATCCCGTGGGCAAAGCACGCCGGCTACGAGGACGATCACATCATCAGCCTCGAGCTCGGGGGGATGAATGTGAACGCCAACCGCTTCCCGCAGCCCTACCCGCAGGCCCACTCGAAGGACTCCGTGGAGAACTGGGCACACCGCCAGGTCTGTAACGGCCGGCTGGCTCTTTGGTACGTCCAGCGCCAGATTGCAGACGACTGGGTGGTACTCTACCGCGCCATGAAAGGACGGCACCCATGAGGCACACTGTTTTTACTGTGTTTTTACTGTTGCTCGTCGTGGCCTGCAGCGATCGACCGGCGGCCGTTCCGCCGGCGGCCGACACCACCGTGGCGAAGCCGGACAGCGAGCATCACGGTGACCACGACAAGGATCACGGGAAGAAACCCAAGCACCACGACGACAAGGACCACCACTCGTGACCTGGCCCCAGCATATCACGGGGCGGCTCCTCTGGCTCGTCGCGGGGCTCGTCCTCGCGTCCGCCGCGTGGCGCGCCTTCTCGCCCACCCAACCGGACAAGGCGGACGCCTGGCTCAAGGTCGGTGACAAGTACCGGTGGACGGTCCGTGGCCTCTTAGGGCAGCGGGCGACGGCGGATGCCGCCACGAAGCGCGTGACCGCCCTGTACGTGCAGGCGCAGCGTCACAGCGATTCGACCACGCAGGCGTATCACGACGCGATCGCCGCACTCCCGCAGGGGACGCCGGGGCGCGAGATTCTCGTGCTCAAGGAGCGATGTGACGATGCGCTGGCCGGTCTACAACGGACCCTTCAGCTCTGCGCCCAACGCGGGGATTCCCTCCAACAGTGGGGCGCGCTGAACTTCCAGCTCTATGAGGGCGCCGCACCCCGGCTTGCCCAGGCGGATTCGATCATCGCCGCCAACCAGAAGGCCGGGCAGTGCCGGTTCCTGGTCTTCAAGTGCCCGTCGCGATCGCGCGTGGCCGAGGTGTTCTTCGTCATCGGCGTCGGCGCCGGGGTTGCCTTGACGCGCTGAACGCCACCTAGTAAACTGCGTCACGCGGGCTCGAAGGGCCGGGCAGACCCAGGGTAGGAGCCACGTAAGGAGACAACCGGCACCGGGGCCCGTATTCGCGCCGATAGTCCAAGTAGGACGCCGCGCCACCAGCGCGGAGATCCCCGTTCAATCCGGGGGCGGCGCTCTCGGTAGGTCGCGCAGCCAGCCATCGCCGCGCTTGCATCGACGCCGGATGAGCGCGTCACCGGTCCGACCTGGGTGGACCTACCGGATCAATCAAAAGGCGCACGGCGCCTACATGATGGGGTGCCTGGGGAACGGAGCCAAAGGCCGCGTCGTTGGGGCGCAATGATCCGTGAAGGAGACGGCGCTCCGCCCAGTAAATCCCCGATGGTGAGTTAGCCGCTGGTCTCCGGGGTGTTCACGGCCCGGCGACGTGCAGTGCCGGCGCGCGGCGCAGAAGCCCGGCGGTCTTTCCGGGCGGCTGGTCTGACGGCACAACAGGCCAGCACCGAGGCGGGGAGTGAAGGCCGAGTCGGTCACGTCACCGCGTCCCGACAACGCTGGAGCTCCCCGCCTCTTGACTTTTCCATCCAGTAAACTACGTTAACACTCATGCTACCGAGACGTGTCAGTGTGGCGGTGAGCCAGAAGGAATATCGCGCCCTCAAGTGGGTCGCCGAACAGGCGCTCATTCGTCGGTACCCGCATGGCACAGGCCGAACTGTGCGACCGGGCATGGGCGCTATCCTCAGGACCAAGTCGATCGCACAAGCGCTCGCGGAGTACGAGGCGGCAAAGGCGGCGAAGGCGGCCACCAGTGACAGCGCGCAGGGGGAACAGGGATAGCAGGCGGACCGGAGTGAAAGGGGACGCGGTGAACGTAGATCGGCAGCTTCGACCGAAGGGCTATCGGGTCCGCATGGCGCCGGACCATCCGCGTGCCAACTCCAAGGGCTGCGTTCTCGAACACATCCTCATTGTTGAGCGAGTGATCGGTCGCTTCCTCCGGAACGACGAGGAGGTGCATCACGCGAACGGCGATCGGCACGACAACCGCAACGCCAACCTCGTCGCCTGCCAAGACCGCGCCTACCACATGCTCTTGCACCTACGGATGCGAGCGCGAGCCGCCTGTGGTCACGCCGATTGGTTGAAGTGCACATACTGCGGGCAGTGGGATGATCTCGCTAGCCTTTCCGTGTCAAGGGACGGGGCTGGCCGCCTGCTGCAGGTTTACCACAAGTTCTGTGCGGCCAACTACCAGCGCACCCGCGCGAGGAGAACGGCATGAGTTCCATCAGCCAGTATAAGGACGAGGCGGAGTGGCTGAAGGCTCGAGCCACCGGGCTGGGCGCGAGTGACGCCGCCGCCGTGTGCGGCCTCGATCCGTGGCGCACGCCGCTCAACGTGTATGAGGAAAAACTAGGACTCGCGCCTCCAAAGCCCGACACGCCGGCGATGCAGCGCGGGCGACTCCTCGAATCGGTGGCGTGCGATCTCTACGCGAAGCTGACGAGCCGCAAGCTCCGGCGGCAGCCGCTCCGGCGCCACCCGTCCTACGACTTCATCCTGTGCTCGGTGGACCGACAGATCATCGCGAACGGCGATGACCACGACGGCCCCGGCATTTTGGAGGTAAAAAGCCCTGGGCTCCGTGCGTTCAGTCGGATGAAGCGGGAAGGACTGCCCGCGCCGTACATCTGCCAACTCCAGCACTCGCTCGGGGTGTGGGACTACACCTGGGGCAGCTACGCGGTGTTCAGCGCAGAATTATGGAGCCTTCTCTGGTTCGACGTGAAACGCGACGATGCGTTCGTGGCGTCGTTGTTCGAGCAGGAGATCAAGCTGTGGAACGACCACATCGTGCGTCGGGTGCCGCCGCCTCCGCTCACGAAGGCGCTGGCCGCACCCGAGGGCGTCGAGTTGCCAGCGGTCGAAGGGGCCGTCGTACAGCGCGACGACGTGGCATGGACCGAAGCGGCGGAGAGCTACAAACAGGCCGTGACACTGCGTGAGACGGCGGAGCTGGTGGAGGAGCAGGCGAAGGGGCGGTTGAAGGAACTGCTCGGCGGCTACGGCGTCGCGGAAGGGGCAGACCTGCGGGTCTACTACCGCCAGATGCCGGGGCGGAAGACGCTCGACAAGAAGGCCCTCGTGAACGCGAAGCCGCTCGACCCGATCAAGGTGGGGACGACGGTTGCGACGTGGGCTGAACAACTCCCAGACGTCGAGAAGGCGACCTACAACGTCGGTGGCTTGCTCCTGCGGCTCGCGGAGGACCGGCTGGACCTGGGGGCGTTCGACAAGGTGGGCAAGAACTTTGACGAGTTCCGGGCATTTCGGCTGCGGCCAGAGACCGGTGACGAGGATGACTGATACGGTGATCGAGCACTACGGGGACGTCGAGATCCGCCAGCAGGAGGACGGCCGCTACGCCGCTACCGTCGCGGGCCGCGCGCTGACTGCCAGGCGCGTCGAGAATCTCCGGTTGCTCATCGACACCTGGCGCCGCTACTGGGCCTGGATGCCGCCGGGGGCGCCACCGGGTGCCAGAGGCAAGGACGCATGACCTTCGTCAAGGCAGCAGACACGTCGGTGCCGGTCTCGCGTTCGCAGGGCGAGCTCGAGCGGATCCTGCGGCGCTATGGCGCCTCTGGCTTCGGGACGCAGGCCGACTACGAAGCCGGGATCATCCGGGTCTTCTTCCGGGTGCCCGACACCGTGGGCGGTCCGACGTCGATCCCGATTCGGCTCGAGGTGGACGTGAAGGCGATGGCGGCGGCACTGGGCCGCGATCGCAAGCGGAAGCCGAGCTCGCGGCGGCGGTGGGTCGACGGCCGGCTGCGGACGTTTGAGCCGAAAGACCCGACCGAGCAGGCGGAGCGCGTCGCGTGGCGCCACCTGGTGCTCTGGGTTGACGCATCGCTCTCGGCGGTCGCTGCGGGCCTGCAGAAGGTGTCCGAGGCGTTCCTCGCGCACACGCTGGTGCGGGGCGACAACGGCCAGGTCATGCGGATCGTGGACCAGCTCGATGCGGCGGCGGGCGGTAACTGGCGGCTGCGGCTCGCACCGCCAAAGGCGGAGAAGTGACGGCGGCTACAACTCGGAAGCTCGCCGACAAGGCTGTGGCGCGCGGGATTAAGTGGCTCGACGCCAACGTCCCGGGGTGGCGGAAGAAGATCGACCTCGACAGCCTCGACCTTAAGTTCCCATGCGACTGTGTGCTGGGGCAGATCGACGGCAATTTCTACGAGGGCGTCTGGGTCCATCGGCTCACGAGAGCCCAGGTGTTCGCGTTCGGATTCAACGCGACTGCAGCGACGCCGTTTGGCGCGCTCACCGCCGCGTGGCGTCGGGCGCTCAAGCGGAGGAAGAAGTGATGTTCATCGTCTACGCGAAGTGCCGGACCTGTGGCAATGAGGACAGCATCGCGTCGTTCGACAATGAGCGCGATGCCGTCGCCTACGTGGCCGAGCAGGCCCAGAAGCGCAAGGACTTCGGCCTCCGCATCGAGGACGAATGACATCGCCCACGCCAGTGCCCGTGTACGACGGCGACAGCGATTTCTGCTCGCGTTGCCACGATCACACGGGGTTCGAGCTCGTGGACGGGGAGTGGCTCTCAATCTGCTGCGGTGCGCGGCCGACCGACGTCGACGTTGAACCGCGCGACTAACGGAGCGTAACCGGAACGGAGGGGTGTATGGCGGACAAGGCGAAGGGCACGGCGGTGGCGGGTCGGCCACCCAAGACGGTGAAGGACATGGTCATCGCCGCGCAGGCGCAGATCGCCGCGGTGCTTCCCGCGCACATGGACGCGGCGAAGGTGGTGCAGGGAGTGCGGCTCGCGATCGCTCAGAATCCCGCGCTCGAAGCCTGCGACCCCAAGACGGTGCTCTTCGCCGTCATGGCGGCGTCGCGCATCGGGCTCGAGCTCAACTCCCCGCTCCAGCACGCGTGGCTCATTCCCTACGGGAAGGAAGCCACCCTCCAGATTGGCTACCGAGGCTATCAAGAGCTCGCGCGCCGGGGCGGCGAGATTCGCAACATCGAGGCGCGCGCGGTCTTCCAGGGCGACGACTTCAATTACCAACTCGGCGACAAGCCGTTCGTGAAGCACAAGCCGAGCGGGGCGACGGACGCGAAGCTTCTCACCCACGCCTACGCGATCGCGTTTCCCAAGGACGGCGGGACGCCCATTATCGAGGTGATGACGCGCGCCGAGATCGACGCAGCGCGTAAGGTGAGCCGCTTCGGCGATCGGCCGGACTCGCCTTGGTCTCAATGGACGGCGGAGATGAGTAGAAAAACTGCCGTCCGAAGACTGAGTAAGTACCTTCCTCTAAGTCCTGAGATGGCGGCCGCGATCGAGATGGACCTGCGGAGCGAGACGGGGAAGGTGCACGAGCCGAGCGCCCTCATTGATAGCAGCGAGAGTCTCGCGGCGGACATGCAGAGCAAGACCGAGGAGCAGCTCGCCGAGCTCCGGGAGCGGATGGCGCCGCCCGCGAAGGCCGAGCCCAGCGCGCCTGTCACGGCGCAGCCTGCAGCGCCCGTAGCCGAGCAGCCGCCAGTCGGGGACACGCCGTGGTAACCGTGCCGCAGTTGACCTACGGGTCGAAGGCGATGCATCCCGAGCCGGTGAACATGACGATGCAGGATCTCGTCCACGAGCTCGCGGGCGCGGAAGACAGTCCCAACCCCGTGATTGTCGAGCTCGAGCCAGGCGACGGGACGTACTACAACCTCCTCATCGTGCCCGCTTGGCACATCGACGTCGGCACGTTCCTCGGCCGTTACGGGATCCAGGTGGAGGAGGCAGAGCGGTATCTGATCGTCACGAAGCTCGACGACCAGCAGGGGCGCGCGTTCTACGCGACCAAGGACGTCGGCGAGTGGGACCTGCACGGGATCGAGAACGACTGGACGCGGGAGCTGCTCGTCTGGTGGCTCAAGATCCTGTGGGGGCTCATCGAGGAAGCGCGCACGTGACGGGGCCGCAACCGGCTCCACTGCCGAAGATGTCGCGCGAGGAGAAGTGGTACCGGCGCGACGAGTCCAAGGTGTCCGAGGAGATCGCCCAGAAGGAGGGCGACCACCTTCTCAAGCAGGGAGACCTGATCGGCAGCGAGGTCGCGTTCCGGATCGCGGCCAGAATCAGACTGAGGCGTGATGAGCAGCTCGAAGCCTTCTAGGCTCTGTGAATGTGGGTGCGGGTCGCCCGCTCCCATCTCACCGCGGACGTACACTAGCCTCGGTGTGAGGCGCGGACAGCCGCGCAGGTTTATTCAGGGCCACAACGTTCGCAAGCAGACTGTGAAACGGTACCACCAAGTCTCTACACCCGGTGGTACGCGTTGCGTGCACCGCGTGATCGTGGAGACGGCGCTCGGTCACCCACTCCCGCCTGGGGCTGAGGTGCACCACGTCAACGGCATCCGTGGGGACAATCGCCACGGGAATCTCGTGGCGTGTGAGGATGCGGCCTATCACAAGCTCTTGCACCAACGCGCGCGAGCGCTGCGGGAGTGCGGCCACGCCGATTGGCGCCGCTGCCGGCACTGTCGACGGTATGACTCGCCCGCGAACCTTTACATCGGTCCGGGACTGGGACCAACGGTGCAGCACCGCGCGTGTGACGCTGCGAACGCGCGACGGAGGCGACGTGAGCGAGTTACACGCTGACTACCTGGCAGTAGACGAGTCACATCGCTGGGGGCGACCCTTGAACGAGCTCTTTCCCCAACTTCGCCGAGAGGCGTGGGAAGCGCGCGGTGCCTGGCGTTACCGAGTGCTGCCACATGGCGCGCTCGTCTCGGTTCGTGTCGTGCCGCCCGAGGAAGGCAAGGAGTCGGCCTTTCTCTTGGAGCTACGGATAGCCAGAAAGCAGCCGCCGGCCGACGAGAAGGGGTGGCAATCTTGGAGTCGCGAGTTGGCTGTGTTTCTTCGTTCGCTCACCGGCGAGGAGGGCGACTGGGAGGAGACGAAGCGGGTGCCGGAGAAGGCGGATGCGACCTTCCGGTTCCGCGTCCGCCAGTCCGTCATCGTGTGCGTGCGGTGCCGGAAGCGGCCGGCCGTCGACGTGGGGAAGTACAAGGAGGACATCTGTACGGAGTGCGCGACCGAACTCGGCGCCGAGGAGGCGAGCGAACTCAACGCTAGTCACCAACGGGAGCTCCTGTGACCAAGGACCACATGCTGGACTTCAACGATCTGACCGCGACGCAGCGTTCACAACTGACCGCGGCGAGCGAGTTGTACGCAAAGCACCTCCAGGCGCTCGCGAAGAGCGCCCGCGAACTGGGCAAGGAGGCGGACGCGAAGAGCTTCGAGACCGAGGCCGAGGGCGTCACGGCCGAGATCGTGCCCAAGCTCGCGAGCGAGGACGGCGTGAAGCTGCGGGCGCATGAGGTGCGGATCATCGAGAAGGGGCTGGCCTTCTTTCTCAAGAATCTTCGGGCCGCGAAGGGGACAGTGCGCGGGCTCGGGAAGTTCGCGCTCGCGGAGGAGTTTGAGGCGGAAGCGGTCGAAGCGGAGACCTCACTGTTGCCCCAATTCAGCGAGCAAGGGAGCCTCGTATGAAAGCCGTGCACCACATCAACGGTGACCTGACTGACAATCGGCCCGAGAATCTGAGTGTGGACGAGCCCGCGTGGACAGCGCCCCAGGCGTCGCTGCCTATCCAGTCGAGCGAGCACTACCTCGGGGTCTCGGAGGCGCTCCGCGAAGTCAAGCGGTTCGAGCGGCAGGTAGTCGACTTCTTCGCCCCGCTTAAGAAATCCGCCCGCGCGGCGTGGCAAGGGCTCGTGGATCGGGAGAACGCCGTGCTCGCCCCGTCCAAGGCGTGGGAGGTGCAGGCGAAGCATGCACTCGCCGCCTACGATGAAGCGCAGGAGCGGCGGCGGCGTGAGGAGCAGCGCCGCCTAGAGGCCGAGGCGCGTCGACAGGAGGAGGAGCGGCGCCTGGCGGCCGCCGTGCAGCTTGAGACCGAGGGGCTGGCGCAGCGCGACCAGGCGAAGCTCGCGGAGGCAGAGCAGATCATCGCAGCCCCCGTCGTAATTCACCCCGTCGTTGTGGAGAAGGCGACCCCGAAGGCCGAAGGCATTAGCTATCGCGACGTGTGGGACGCCCGTGTAGTGAACCTCGCAGCCTTAATCCAACATGTGGCCCAACACCCCGACTTGACCGGCCTGCTCGAGCCCAAGATGAGCGCGTTGCGAGACCTGGCGCGGTCGGCGAAGAGCAACTTGGGCCTCCCCGGTGTCGAGGCGTTCTCGACCCGCGTCGTAGCCGCACGGTGATGAGTCGCGCGGTCTTCATCCCGGCGGGCGTTTCGCACCGCGGCGTCTGGTGGTTTGACTTCGCCACCGCAGAGATCGTACGGACGGCGGACGGCCAGCGCTGGCGCGTGGAGGACGTGACGCCGTTGAACGTGGAGGGCGCGGTGGACGTCGAGGCGGTGGACAGATGGGTTGCATCACAGGCGGGGCCCGCGTGACCGGCCCCACGGAGAGGTTCTGGCGGGACAGCGCGGCGGCGTGGGCGGCGAAGATTGTCGCCTGCGGTTTGCTTGTCCTGCTCGTGACGTGGCTACTGCACTTCGTGCTCGCATGGACGTGGCGCGCGCGTCTCGGGTTGACGCTCGGGATCGGCTTGGTGCTGGCAGGCATCTCGTTCGCGCGATTCGTCAGTGACGCGGATAGTTACCGGTGAGTCCCGTGCCCGCCGCCGTACCCCCCGGAGAGCCTGACGAACATGACGAACCGCTCTACGATGAGCAGGCCGAAGCGGACAGCTTCGATGGGTTCTACAAAGCGGTGCAGGAGGAGGGCGCCAAGTGGCGAGTGCCGCGTACAACACGACTGTTCATTGCCGCGTGCCTGACAGCTCCACATCAGCGATTGTGGAGGCGACTTCGTGATGCCGGGAGACAGGCGAATGCGTGGGCGGCCGCATATCGCGAATTGTTGGTTGAGACCAGTCGAAGGAGTACCATGAGCGACAATCCGTCGGACGTGTTCGCGGGCTGGCAGGCGACGGAGTGGAAGCGCACGCAAGACTGTACCGTGGACGGGTGGCCGAGCGTGACGATTGGCTTGATGGTAAGCCCGTTCTACGACGGGGAGCGCTACGCGGTGCGCGACGGCCACGGCATGTGCTTGAGCACGTACGGGGAGTGGGAATATGAGCCGCAGCCATCGTCGCGGGACGCCGCGTTTTACGAGCGGTGCCGCTTTCGGAGTCTCGGCGCGGCGATGATTGCGGCGGAAACGGTGTTGAGGCCCGCGTGACCGGCCCCCCAGCGGAGACCCGACCGCCTGCCGGCCCAGAGACGACGCAGGGCGCGGATGTCGGCCCCGTGGTGCCCGCGCCGTGGCAAGTGGAACGGGTCGGGGCGGCCTGGCGCGCCGTCTATGATCGAGCGCATGACGTGACTGCCGCCTGGCTAATGACGGAACACGCAACGCCGGGGCTGACCGAAAAGCTGCAGGCGTTGAGCGTGGCGCTGATGACGCTCGATCAGCGGCGGCTGGCGACGTTCGCGCCGAGCGAGGGCGATACGTTCACCTGGAAAGCGCGCGCCGAACACGCTGAGGCGGCGTTGGCGGAACTGCGTGCCCGATTGAACGAACTGGGGGTCGCGTGACCGGCCCCCCAGCGGAGACCCGGCCGTGAGCCGTAGCGGGTTCACGTGGGAAGCGTTCCAGACGCGCGTGATCGACGACGGGATCGCGGCGGCGGTCGCCGACTACACGGGCGACACGGAGCATCGGCGCCAGATGCGCGAGGGCGCGGTGGCGGGCTTCGAGGCGTGCCGACTGAAAACGCCCGCCGAGCTGGCGCTCCTGCTACGCGCTGCGCGCGAGCGAGAGCGTGATGCGATGTTCCGCGACGCCCCGGATACGTGGTGGCACAAATGTTACGCGGGCGAGGTCGAATGGGTCTGCAACTGTCTGTCGGCGGTGCTGCAGCAGCACGGCCTGCCGATCATTGTGACGCCGACGATGCGCGGCACGTTCAAGGCGGCCGAGATTCTCGGCGTGAGCGCGGCGTGACCGGCCCCCGGGGCCCCCAAAAGGGGACGTCCGATGCACAGCTACGGCCGCGCCGCTGTCGCAATCGCGCGCCACATGAGACACATGCGTGGCGGGGGCTGAACACGCGGGGCGCCGATTACGATTGCCCCGGCGTCGCGCCGGTCGCACAGGTTATCGACTTGATGGCGGCGCTCAAAGCAGCGCTCGCGAAGGGGAAATCGTGACCGTGACCGGCCCCCCGCAAGGAGACAGGATGACTGACGACGCTGGTCTCACGGTGCGCTGGCAGGAGGCGAGTTTTGATGACGTGGCGGCCTTTTGGGCGAAGCAATACCACGCGCCGATTGAGCACTACGAATGGTTTCTCGACGTGGCCAAGGGCAAGATGATTTTTAAGCTCTACGTGCGCGAGCAGTTTCCGGCGCCCCGGGTTGTTCCGTGAGGGGTGCGTGACCGGCCCCCGGGGCCCCCACCAGGAGCCGAAGTGGATTCGCTTCGATTCCACCGGGGCGAGCGACAGTGGCAAGACGGAGACGTGGCGCGTGTCCACGCTGGACGGGACGCCGCTGGGACGCGTCGCGTGGTTCGGCCGCTGGCGGCGCTATGCGTTCTTTCCGTTCGACGCCACCGTGTTTGAGCCGCAGTGCTTGCGCGATCTCGCGGCATTCTGTGAAGAGCGGACGATGGCGCATCGGCGCGCGAAGGTGACTGCATGAGTGCGGGCCCCCGGGGCCCCCACCAGGGGTACGATGCCCGGATCACCGACTGGTGTTACGGCATCACGGGTGGCGTGCGGATTGATTGTGCGTGCGGGTACGTCGTGCTCCCGCACCGGGATGTGGACCATGAGACCGTCGTGGCGTATCACAATCGGACGGGCAAATGGCCTGGAGATTCCCATGGGCCCCACGCCTAACGATACGGCGGCGCCCTGTCTGGCCTGCGGTGGCGCGGGTGGAACGGTCGGCTATGCGTGTCCTGGATTCCGTCGCGTCGAAATGCCGTGCGCGCCATGCGGCGGCTCGGGGCGGGCGCCGCCGTGGCAGGCCGAAGCGGTTGAGCGGGGCAAGGTGTTGCGGGCGGATCGTCTCGCGCGCCGCGTCACGCTGCGCGAAGAAGCGCGTCAGCTCGGCATCAGCGTCGTGGCGCTTTCGCAGGCGGAGCTCGGGCATGCGCCGGTCTCATCATGGCCGCAGGCGCTCGCCGTGAGACTCCTGTGACGGCGGGCCCCCGGGGCCCCACGGCGGGCCCGTGACGTACGCCATTGGTGTCAGCGGGATCCCGCGGACCAAGAAGACCTCCAACCAGGGCGTCGTCATCCCCGGCAAAGCTGGCAAGAAGCCGCGCGCGATCATGTTCCCTGCGGCCGAGTGGAGAGAGTGGGTCAAGGTCGCCCACATCTTCATCAACGGTGTGACGCTCGTCGCCGTCAAGAAAAGCACGCCCCGGCTGGTGCCGCTGGCGAGCGAGCCGCAGCTCTGGACGTCGCTCGAGGTGCCGATGAACTGCGCCGCGACGTTCTACCTCGGGAACCGCCAGCACGGGGACCTCCTCGGCTACCTCCAGGGATTGGCCGACCTCCTGGCCGAGCGCCAGGTCATCGCGAACGACCGCTACCTCGCCCGCTTCGATGCCTGCCGCCTGGTGCACGACGGGAGCACGCCGCGCGTCGAGCTCCTGCTCTCGCCGTTGCCGCTTGAGCTCGAGTAATGGGTGCGCGGGCCGTTCTCGTCGAGGTGGCGACCAAGCACGCGGACGAGAAGTACACGCGGATCGAGGAAGCGCGGGCGTGATCGCGACCGACAGGCCGAGCACCGTCGTCGCGTTGCGCGCGGTGCCTGGCCCCTTCCACGGGTCGCAGCCACCACCGCCGGCGGACGCCTACCAGCGCGTCCAGCGCGCACTCGACGGGCTTCGCGTGCGCGTCCTGTTGCCGGCGCAGCCAGCGAGCAGCGACCACTGGGTGTGTGGCACGGCGTACCAGTGGGAGATTCATCCGGACGATCTCCCCGCTATCGTTTTCGCCGCGGGGATCTCGTGGTTCGCGTTGGGGAGGCGGGCGATGGTGTGCGAGCATCAAATCGACGTGGATTGAGCCGCCGGTCTCGCATATTTCGACCTAGTAAACCCTACTTGACAGCTAGTAAACTGCCTGCTACCTTCACGCCGTCCCTTACCGTGGAGTGATTGCTATGGGTGAGTACGCCCGCCGCCGCGCCGATGGCGTCGAGGTCAAAATCGGCACGTGCGAAAGCATGTATTACCTCCGGTTCGCGCAGTGCCACGCCGTGCAGCATCTCTCCGGCAACGTCAATCCGTCGAGCGACGATGCCTACAGCCTGCGCTTTCGCTTCCCCTGGCCCGACGAGGACAGCGTGGCGCCCGGCGAGTTCGAGCCGTACGACCGGGCGGTGTGCGTGTCGGGCGGGAAGGTGCCCGGCGATGTAGACCACGGCATCGTTCAGTTCGTCGCGCACGCGGGCTACAACGTGTGCCTCCCGTGCCCGGAAGGCCCGAGCGATCACGGGCTCGTGATTCACCGCAACGGCTTCCGCGGCGCGGTGCTGCTGGAGTCCCAGAAGTACCTCCGCGATGGGCGGCTCGTGCCGGTGTGCCGTTGCGGCGGCTGTGGGGCGCTGTGGCGCGTCGAGGAGCCGGCCGACATCGAGGCGTTGGCGCTGGCGTTCCGCGTCGAGGGTGATAGCCGCGAGCGCCTGGGCCGAGCGAACGGCACGGGGGCGGCGGACCGGCGCTGGTTTGACGAGATCGCCGACCGCATCCTCCAGGGCGCGCGGATCGCGCAGGAGGTGGGCACGTGAGCGGCGCGCGGAAGGTCCCGAGCGCGCCGTTACGCTGCACCGAGGCGCTCCCGCCCGGCTACTTCGTGGACGTGTGCGCGTGCACCCACTTGCGCTCAAAGCACGCCGACCGGTTCGCGCCTGGGCACGGCCAGTGTCTGCAGGCGGGGTGCCGCTGTGAGCAATTCACGTGGGTGGGGCGCCTGGAGCGAGCGCCGAGTTAGCTGCGGCAGGTCTCTTGCGCCGTCCAGGGCTCGCCAGTATCGTGGCGGGCCCTTCGCGCGTTCGTGAGACGCGTGCCCAGGGCGCCGGGTACCGACTGACCACACCCGCCGCGTTCTTGCCCCTGGGGTCGAGGCGCGAGCGCTCACGGTGGCAGCACGGGCCCGGTCACCCTTCACCCCAGGAAGGTTGCGCATGTGGCTCCAAGACTCGCACCCCCGATACCTCCAGCTATCTCCAGTCGGTCGTGAGTTCTACCGTGCCGCGCTGCTCCTGTCTGAGCGCCAAGGCCACCCTGGTCAGTTGATCGGCGACGAAGCGGGGCAGGTGCCTGTCGATCAGGCGACGTACATCGACGGGGCGCCTGAAGTGGTCGGATCGGGTCTGCTGCGGATACTGCGGGACAGCGCCAACGACGTGCTCGAACTCCCCGCCGTGCTCGACGGGCAACGCATCTGGGTTGCCGGCGGGAGGGTGCGCTGATGACCTGGGCGAAGTTCGCCGCCGAGATGCCCGAGCACCCCAAGTTCGTAGCCCTCGAACCCGCTACCAAATGGCTGTTCGTGGAGATCGTGTGCTACTGCAACCGCCAGCTCACCGATGGTTATATCACCGCCGCCCAGGTGCGCCGGCTCGATGTGGCGATGCAGGGTCCGCCAGATGCCAAGGGACGGCACCACGGCCACAGTAACGGCCACAGCAACGTCACGGCGAGGGTCGCTGCCCTACAGGGTGTCGGCCTATTGGAGGTTGTCAGTGCGCCTCAGCAGGGGGGTCAGCGAGGGATCAGTGGGGGGGTCAGTGAGGGATCAGTGCGGGAAGCAGTAACCGGGCCTAGTGGGCGCGCCGCCTACTACCACGTGCACGACTTCAATAAGTACCAACCTACGCGGGCCGAAGTACTTAAGCAGCTCGCGGAGGGGAAGATTCGCGCCAAGCGTTCGCGCGAACGACGAGCGAACGGCGGCAACGTTCAGTCGAACGGGAAGCCCCGTTCGCATGATCCGGGCCGTTCCGTGCCGAAAGGCAAAGAAGTTACGACGCCCGAACGTGCGCCCGAACGCGCGGGCGCTCGCCCTTCGGGCGGCTCGCGCCCTACACCCATCGGCGACATCCCCTCCGCCCCCCTGAACGTCGCCAAGCTCCGCGAGCTCGCACGCGCTCAGGCACCACAGAACACTCAGCCCCCACTCCCCGAGCCGCCACCCGAGGACGACGACAACACCCAGCCCCCAGCCGGCGACCTCTGGTGACGAGCACGCGCCGCGCGGGCGTGGGGCGGGGTGGCGCTGGGCCGAGGCTGGCGTCAGACGGCGGTGGCGCGTAGGTTCGGGTCAGGATGGCCTCGACGGCACTTGCACCCACTCTCGGGCAACCTGGCGCGACTACGGTAGTCAAGCAGCCGTCGGGGGACTGGTTCCCTGGTCGGCATGGTGGGCGCCTGCTGCGGGGTGGCAAGCGAGGGCCGCGGGGCACGCTGGCCATGATCCAAGGGTGGGCCACCACGTCCCTAAAGCGAGCGCTCCGCATGGCCGAGCAGATCATGGACAACCCCGAGGCCCGCACCGCGGAGCGCCTCGCCGCCGCGGAGTTCATCCGCCGCTGTACCGGCATCGACCGCGCCCCCGCTCCCGCACGCAAGAAGCCCGCATCCTTCGGCGTCGTCCGCGCCCCAGCCGCCGAGCTCGCTCCGCCCACCCCCGCGGCGACCGCCCCCCCGGCCCCCAGAAAGCGAAAGCGGAAAAAGGGGCCCCCCGGCCAGGACGGGCTGGTGGTCGCGCGGGTAGCGGCTGCGGGTGGAGAGTCCGCGGCTGTGGAAACTCTGCCAGGGGCTGAGCCGTGAAAGTGGGTGCCCGTGTTTTTTTTCTTCGACTGCTGTGCACGATGGTGGGGCATCGGGTCGAGCGGTGGTGGCGGCCGCGGGGGGCGCACGCGCTGGCGGGGGCGCCGGTGCGGACGTATCCGCTGCGGGTGGGGACGTGCGGGCGGTGTGGGAAAGTGGTGACGCGGGCGTGGGCGAGCGGGGCGGAGGTGGGGTCGTGAATTCGGTCTTGAGGCGGTACGGATCCCCCGGCGTTTTGGCGCTTGCGCGCGTGTGTGGATATGTCGCGTACGCGGGGATGGTGGGGGTGGCGTTCTGGCTGACGTGCGCGGCGGTGGGGGTGGAGGTGTCGAACCCGGTGTTCTCGTTCGGCGTGTTGGGGGCGAGCATCGCAGCGACGGTCTGCGGGAGGGAGGACACGTGAGGTACTACGTGGCGGCGGTGGCATGGTCGGGGCTCTTCGCGGGCATGCTGTTGGCGACGCGGGCGCCGGGGCCGGTGACGGACCTGGTGGTGCTGGCGAGCGCCGACACGACGCTGAGTCTCGCGTGGACGGGGGCAGCGTCGGGCGATACGACGCTCACGCACTACGATGTGCGCATGGCCGCCGGGACGTTCACCGCGTCGAACTTCCCCTGGGGTGGGAACGGGGCGTCGGTCAAGAGCGGGACGTGCGCCGGGAACCGGGTACCAGGGCGATCGGCGACGGGCGGGGAGCGCGTGACGTGCACCGTGGGGCATCTGACGCCGAGCACCGCGTACAGCTTCGAGCTGGTGCCGTACACAGGCACGCTGAACCTGAACGCGGTGTTCGGGCCGTTGTCGAACGTGGCGAACGGGATGACGGCGGCGGCAGCGGTGCGGCCGGTGGCGACGGTGACGGTGCTCGGGCAGTTAACGCTGCTCGTCGGCCAGAGCCAGCGGCTCTTGGTGACGCTGCGCGACTCGGTCGGAGCGGCGCTCGCCGGCACGGTGACGTGGACGGCGACAGGCGTCGTGACGGTCGACGGGACGGGACTCGTCACCGCGGTGAGTGCGGGGACGGGGAGTGTGACGGCGACGAGCGCCAACGGGATCCGCGGCACGTGCGCGGTGACGGTGGTACTGGTGCCGGTCCGGACGCTGACGGTGAGCCCCGCGGTGGACACGCTCACAGTCGGGGGCAGCGTGCAGTTGGTCGCGACGGCGCTCGACTCGGCGGGGCACGAACTGCTCGGCCGGCCGGTGACGTGGAGCGACACGACGGCAGTGGTGTCGGTGTCGCCGACGGGAATGGTCGGGGCGTTGGCGCCGGGGACGGGCCGTGTGTGGGCGACGAGTGGGGCGATCTCAGCGTCCGCGATCCTCGTCGTTCTCGCGCCCGTCCCACCGCCAACGCCGACCGCGCTGGCGCCGCAGTTGCTGATCGTGCCGCCCGGCCTCACACCCGGCCAGGGCGCGCGCGTCACGTTCTACGCGGTGCTGCGCGACTCCACGGGCCAGGTGACGATCGGTGAACATGCGACCTGGAGCTCGAGCGACACGACGGTAGCCAAGGTCGATTCGGTCACGCAGCCGGTGGGGATTTTTTTCCCGGGCCCGGGCCTAGCACGGATCACGGCCACGTTCGGGGGACTCACGGCGAGTGCGAGCGTCAACGTCGCGAAGGTGACCGTCGCGACGCTCACGGCGCAACTGGCGCCCTGCGTGATTAGTCAGACCGCGCCCACGGATTGCGGGCCGTACCCCGTCGTCAACAACGCGACGCACGCGCGGCTCGGGTCCATCGTCCTCACCATCGGGCCGTGACGACGCTCGAGGTGGTTGGTGCAGTAGCCATCGGGCTGGTCGCGCTGGTCGAAGGCTACCAGCTCTACTTCGGCCCGGGCGAGCCGGAGCCGGAGGAGCCGCCGGACTGGTCGGCCGAGGACCCGGCGGTGATCGCCGCAGCGCGCGCGATGTGTTCGGAGTGGCCGGGCCGACCGCCCTGCGCGGGCTGCATGGCGGACACCAAGCGTGTCCTCCGCGCGTTCGAGGCGGCGCGTGCCGGCCAATGACGCGTCGCCCGCCGGGCTGGGCGTGGCGCCCGTGATTAGTGTTCCGCCGCCGGGCGCGGTCCACGACCTCAGTCGCATTCTCCGCACCATTCGGGGGGAAGACCTGGGGCTCTCCGGCCAGGGGGCCCGGGTGTGGCGTGGGATCCAAGGACGCCTGGCTGCGCTCCTCGCGTCGCGTGGGGTCCGCAGCACGTATCCCTTGCGGCCCGACGCGTGAGACAGTAAACTAGCTCGCACATGATTCTCACTACGATGGGCCGCTGGCATCTCGAGCTCCTCGCGGGGCTGGCCGTGGGCTTCTGGTATCAGCGGAAGCCCCGCAACATCACGATCGTGCTCGGCCCGTTCGCCCTGTGGTACGATGAGTAAGCACAACGGGATTCCCGTGCCGCCGATGCCGCGCGCGATGCGCACCGTCCTGGTGCCCGAGGATCGGCCGTTCATCCTCGTGTTCCTGAACGACGATGGGTATCCGAACATCACCGCGCCCACCGGCCAAGCGGAGGGCTGCGCGATCGCCTACATGCTGCTCGAGCTCGCGCGCCACTACGTAGACCGCCAGTACAGCGAGTACACCGGCGTGCACCGGCACATGGTGACGCCGCCGTGAGCCGCAAGTTCGCGATTGAGTTCTTCGGCGGCCCGATCGACGGTCATGTGGTCGAGCTCGTCGAGCCGGGGAAGGCGTGGGCCGCGTGGACGGACGAGGAGGGCCAGCGGCACTATTACGCGCTCGAGGTCCGGGTCGGCGGGCCCCGCTATGTGTACCGACCAGGAGCGAAACCCACTGCTGCACCCGAGGGGGGCTGAATGGCCGTGAAGCGCGAGCAGCTCGACGATCTGTTTACTTACCACGCGCCCGACGACGACCAGCAGATCAAGTACGCGAAGATCCGCATGGCGGGTCGCGCGCTCGCGGAAGTCATCCTGGAGTGCACGCCGGTCTGCGGCGATCAACAGGCGGCGATCCGCCTGCTCCGAGAATCGGTGATGACGGCGAACATGGCGGTGGCGCTCAAGGGGATTGTCTGATGCTCGCGTCCACAGAGATTGCGAGCATCGCACACGAGGCGAACCGCGCCTACTGCGCGGCCCTCGGCGACGACAGCCAGCCGGCGTGGGAGGACGCCCCCGACTGGCAGCGGGAGTCGGCGCGCAACGGTGTCGAGGCGATCCTCGCCGGCCGGGTGCAGAGCCCGGAGCAGTCACACGAAAGCTGGCTGCGCGAGAAGACCGACGCCGGCTGGCGCTACGGTCCCGTCAAGGACCCGGAGCAGAAGACGCATCCGTGCTTCCTGCCGTACGGGGAGTTGCCCGAGGCACAGCGGCGCAAGGATGCGTTATTCTTCGCGATCGTGAAGGCGCTCACGTAACCAGCCACGAGGGGGGCACATGAGCTTTCGCGTCATCGTCTCCGGCCACCGCAACGCGATCGACGGTGAGTTCAACCGCGCCGTCCGCCGGGAGCTCGAGCAGTTGGCGACCTCCGGGTCCGAGGGCGCCCCGCTCGCGAGTCGCACCCTGCACACCCTGCACGATCTCACGCACGCGCTGCTGCTCCAGCGCGCGCCGCACGAGTGCGAGGTGAAGATCGACCTGTGGGGCGAGTCGGACGCGCGCGGGTTGGGCGGCATGAAACTCGAGGTGACGATCACGGAGCCGGCGGCGGACATCGCCGTGCCGTCGCCGAAGGAAGCGTTGCTGGAAGAGCGCGACGGCGAGTGACCGCAGTCGTCGCGCCCATCGCCAAGGTACCAGCGGTCGTGCATTTGGACAGCGGCAGGATTATCTACGCGCTCCAGGCGCGGCAGTACGAAGTCTTCCAACTCACGCCGCTCTACCGCCGGGACGACCAGGTCTACCCGACGCATATCGGGAACGGTGGCGCGGCGGGCGGCGGGAAGTCCTACCTCACGCGCTGCGTCCACGCGGGCGTCGCGATCGCGTGGCCCGGGAGCTCGTCGATCATCTTCCGCGGTACCGAACGCGAGGTGAAGACCAACCACGTGCTCAAGTTCCTCGCCGAGGTCCCGCAGATGATCGGCGACGACCTCCTGTACAAGTACAACGGCGAAGACATGGTGGTGAATTGGGAGAACGGCTCGAAGACCTATTTCGGGTTCCTGCGCACCGACCAGGACGTGTTCACCTACCTGGGCGCCGAGTACGACCTCATCTCCTTCGACGAAGCGACGACCTACTCGGAGTTTCAGATCGCGTTTCTCACGGGGAACCGGCTGCGCGCGACGGTGAAGGGCTCGCGTCCCTTCGCCCTCTATCCGTCGAACCCCGGCAATCGCGGGCATCGCTGGTACAAGCGCGTGTTCATCGAGCGTCGCTACCGCGAGGACGAGGAGGCGGACGACTACGCCTTCGTCCAGATGTACCTGCGCGACAACCAGGAGCTGATGCTCCGGGACCCGAAGTACGTGAAGCGCCTCGATCGCTTACCCGAGCCGTGGCGGTCCTGGCAGCGGGACGGCGACTGGACGGCCGGCGCGGGGACGGCGTTCCCACAGCTCGACTACAAGAAACACATCGTGCGCCCGTTCGACATCCCCGACTACTGGACCTGGTTCGGGAGTTTCGACTGGGGATTCAACCACTGGTGGAGCTTCGGGCTCTGGGCGGTGTCGGAGGACGGGCGCATGTTCTGTGTCGAGACGAAGCGCGGGAATCACATGCCCGACCACGCGATCGCGGCCGAGTGCCGGGAGCTCGTGGGGAACCGCCAGCTCGTCGGAGTGACCGCCGGACATGACTGCTTCGCGCTCCAGCGCGCCCACGTCGCGATGCCCGGGCCGACCGTCTCCGACATGTTTGCGGCCCAGAGTCTCTACCTCGTGCCGGCCGACATCAACCGGCGGAACGGGTATCGGCAGTTGCGCGCGCGGCTCGAAGGGCCACCACCGGGCGACGAGCCCGATCTCGTCTTCTTCGACACGCCGACCAACCGGGCGGTGCTCGCGCACCTCGAGAGTTGCGTCGTCTCCGACCGCGACCCGGAGGACGTGCTGAAACCGCGGGAGGGCGAAGACGAGGAGGGGGCGGACGACGACTACGACCAGTGCCGCTACGCGGCGAGCTTCCGGCCATTGGCGCGTGCGGAGGCCGATCGCGGGACCTTCAGCGCGTGGAGTCCAGAGAGCCTCGCGGCGGAGCGCGAGAAGCTGTACCGGCGGCGGACCGATGTGCGTGCCGGCGCCACGGCCGACCGCACGTTCGAGGAGCTCGAGTGAGTAACCGGCCGAAGCTGCGCGCTGTCACCACGGCGCGGCCGCGCGAGGATCCACTGCGCGAGAGCCCCTTTATCGAGACCTGGCTCAAGGAGCCGGGGAAGCTCGTGACCCGGCGCGAGCTCTACGACTTCATCTCGCGGCTTGAGCGCGGCCGCGCGCGCGCGAACAGCTTGCACCGGCGGATTGGGTGGGCGCTGCAGAAGGCGTGGCGCTATCTTCGGCGCAGTCCGCTGGACCAGGACGTCCCGAGCAAGGAGGAGTGATGGAGGAATCCTACACGACCCGTCGCGTCGTCATCGTCGGCGGTAGTCTCCTGGCCTTGTACTTCGTCAACTTCCTCGCTGGCCTCGTGGGGCCAGCGGTGCAACCGCCGGTCGATGCGGCCGCCGGGTTCGCCATCGGCATCGCGGTCCGGCATTACTGGTCGTGATCGCGGCGGACGGCTGGGTCGGCCTGGCGAGCTTCGTCTTCGGATCGCTCTGCCTCGGCTCCGCAGGTCTTGCGTGGGGCCTCTACCTCGGGGAACGCGGTCGACGCCAGGCGGCGGAGACGCTCCTGGTGCTCGGGACTCCCGAAGCGAAGCCGGCCAGCCGGGTCACCATGAAAAACGCGCCGCTCCTGGAGCCAAAGATGGCGCCCAAGGGCTGGGACAAAGAGACGCTCGACAAGGGCGCTGCGGCGATCAAGGAGCAGGCGCAGGCCGCCGGCATGCCAGTCTCCGACGACCAGGCGCTGGTGATGGCCGCCGACATGCTGCACATGGCGATGGTGGGTGGCAGCGAGGACGATGTTTCAGTAGGTTAGACCGTCAACCTCGGGAGCGGCTGTGGCGTTCAACATCACAGGTGGCTCGCCCGCGCGTGTGGGCGATGCGCCGGTCAACTACCGCGAGCCGCGTCGCTGTTCACAGAAACTCGCGCCCGGCACCGTCATCGCGGTGAGCGACACGAACGCCGAGCTCATCAACGTGCACGGCGCCGGTCGCATCCGCATCATCGCCAACGTCGCCGGCCAGGCCACCACTCTCCGGGGTCGCTGGCGGCTGGCGGACAACATCACCGACCAGACGGTCGCAGGGGCAGCGCTGCCCTTCGCCGACGTGGCGCTCGTGGCAGGGACGGAGAACTTCGTCGACATCGCCGCGAACCCTGGGCACGCGTACCTCGAAGTGCAGATCGTCAATGGTGGGGTGGGTGCGGCGACCGTGACCTACGTCGATGTCTTCATGACCTCGGTCGGGAACTAGGTAGGTGGTCGCAGGGACCTCGACGCCGACGAGCGCCTTTGGCGCCACCGACATTCAGGCGGCGCCTACCGCAGTCACCGGACGGTTCGGTCCCGCTCCCCAGCTCGTCCGCGTCTACAAAGACACTCCGCCGCTACGCCAGGAGCCCTTCACCCCCGACGAGTTCGACTCCCGCCGCGTCGAGTGGCAGCTCCGCATGTGGGGCCAGCAGGACCACGCGCTCCGCCGCCGCGATCGCCAGGTCGAAGAGAACATCCGCATCCTCGCGGGCCAGCACTGGACCGTGTGGAACCCGTGGCTCCAGAAGTTCATGGACGTCTCCGAGTGGATGACGGACGACGAGCGCCGGTGGCGCCAGCGGCCGGTCGTGAACCGGATCCTGTACTGGTACATCCTCACGCACGCCCGGCTCACCGAGAACCCGCCGATCCTCACGTTCCAGCCGTCGAACATGGACCGCATTTCGGCCGATCTCGCTGAGGTGCTGGACACCCTGTTCAAGTCCAAGTGGCGCGAGGTCGGGATGACGGAGGTGATCGACCGGCTCGTCGCGTGGTTGATCCCGGGGGGCCAGGCGTTCCTGCAGACCGTGCTCGACGCGAAGGCGGGGCCGATGCGCGAGATGCGCGGCGACTCGCTCGTGCCCGTGATGCAGATGGACCAGGCCTCCGAATCCTGGCAGCCGGTGCTCGACGCGGGCGGCGCACCCGCCACGCAGTATGTGAAGGGCAAGATCGGCTTCAAGCGTGGGCCGGGCGGCAAGCCGATCGCCGTCTCCCACGTCCTGCCGAACGGCCAGGTCTTCGATCGTGAGAAGCCCGAGAGTTATCCCGAGGGCGATCTGCGCGTCGACGTGCTCTCGCCGGTGCAGGTGCGCGGGGAGTGGGGCCCGACACCGTGGCACCAGAAGCGCTGGCACACGGTCCGGACCTGGTTGACGCCGCCCGAGATCTGGGAGCTCTTCGGCGTGGAAGAACAGGGTGAGACGCCGTCCGTCTCCGTCGCCACCTCTGACCCGGGGTTCCTGCAGCGCATGTTCTTCGGCTCTGGGTACTTCGGGGCCGCGTCCGACAAGCCGGGCTCGGAGTGGGCGACGATGCCCACGCGCGAGGACTTCGTGGAAGTGTTCGTGCGCTGGGAGGTGCCGTCTGCGTTCCCGGGCATGGAGCGGCGGCCGGGGACGGACGGCGAGGTCGGGGAGCCCGGCGGCCGGCTCCTCATCACCACAAAGCGGAAGGTGCTGCGCGACGGCACGCGACCGGCCGATTTCCACTACTGCTCGCCCATTCGCATCTTCCAGTTCGTCAACGTCCCGGGCCGGCCGTCCGGGACGACGCCGCAGGAGATGCTCAACCCGATCCAGCGCTCGACCAACCGCTTCTACGCCCAGGTGTTCGAGAACGCGACGTTGCACGCGAACCCGATCGGCATCATCGACCAACTCTCGGGGCTCGGCCAGGTGGAGATGACGAACAAGCCGGGCGAGCGCTTCACCGTGATGCGGCGGCCGAACGTGCCGGCGTTCGAGTATGTGCAGCCGCCGTCGCTCGGTCGCGACGTCTATCAGACCCTCGAGATCCTGCGCCGCGAGTTCCAGGACTTGGGCCACATCGAGGGCGCCGAAGGGCGTGCCCCGACGCCCGACCCATCTGGCAAGCTGATCCGCGAGCTCCGCTTCAACTCTGATCGGTTCCTCGGACCCACGGCGCGTCGAGCGGTCGAGGAGCTCGCGCGCATGTACGAAGACTGGATGGAGTGGGCGAAGATCATCTACGACGAGGAGAAGGTCGTCACCTACGTGGGCGAGGACTCGATCCCGCGCACCCTGTCGGTCTATCCGGAGCTCTTCGTGAAGGGCGCGGTGCATGTGATCGCGGACATCGAGTCGATGCTGCCGCAGTCGCGCGCGGAGCGCCAGTCGCAGATCTCGACCCTCTACACGATGGGCGTCTTCGGCCAGCCGGGGGCGCCGGGCGCGGTGCAGAAGTTCCTCGAGATGGCACGCTTCCCACATCTCGGTCGGACCGCCTGGCCGGGTGGTGTGCACGTGACGATGGCGCAACAAAACAACGCGAAGCTCATGCAGGGCGTCGCGGCCGCCCAGATTCCGATCTTCGACTGGTACGACAATTCGGTGCACCTGGTCGTGCTCGAGGAGTTCATGGCCGGGCCCTATTACCTGCGCCTCACCCCCGTGATGCAGCAGCAGTTTGCGATCCTTCGCCAACTCCACAAGAACGCCGCCCAGGCCAAAGCGTTGCAGATGGCGGTCCAGAACCAGGAGTTTGCTGGCGGAGTGGCGGCCCACGGTGCTATAGTGCAGCGAGCCGCGGCGAAGGCGGCCGGTGTGCCGGACCCGACGCAGGGGGTTGCTGGAGACGCCATGAGTCAGGAGCAGCAGGGCGCGCCACAGGGCGCCGGACAGGGGGAGCAGTAGTGTACGTGGGACACCGGTTCGGACCGCTGATCTTCACAACCTGTCACCAGGGTGGTGGGGCGCCCTGGATCGACCGGGCGACGACAACCGACGCCGAGGGTAACATCTACGAGTCGGTGGCGATTCTCTCGCCGCGCGTCCTCACAACCGAACGGCATGAGCGAAAGGACGGTCCGGCATGGGTGCTCGGTCTACGGACCGACTGGTCGCGGCGCTTAAGGCGGCTGGCGCGCCCGCTGACCTGGTGCTTCGCGCCGTGGGGGATGCGTTCCATGATTTTCGGTCCGCCTCAGCCACCCCCATCATGGATCTCGTCGCCGCATGCGAGCGCGCAGGGTTACATGGCCTCGCCGAACGTGCCGTCAACGGAGAGTTCGACGCCGACCGGGCCGAGGCCGATGAGTGGGCCCGAAGTCCAGATGGGCAACACGCCATGAAGGAACTGCTCGACGGGGGTAGCTAGATGCCGGCGACCTCAGCCAAACAACGCGCGCTCATGGCGATCGCGGAGCACAACCCCGGGCAGGTCCAGAAACGCAATCGCGGTGTGCTCAAGATGTCGCAGGGGCAGTTGCACGACTTTGCCGCCACCAAGGGCCTCGGACCCGTCAAGCATGACACGGCCCCACCCGGAGGTTTCGCCCACCAGGGGAGCGTGCAAGAGGGCCCGCGATTTCGCGGTGCCATGCGGACCGGCGCGACAATCACCGGCTCGCCGAACCGCGAGGACGAAGCGGCGTTCGATCATGCGGGATCGACCAAGGAGGGCGTCAACTGGCAGGGCGCCGCCGCCACTGGCCGCACCGTGCCGCCGTCCCCGGTCGGCCAGCGCGATGCCAAAGCTTTCGCGAATGCTGGGACGAGTCGTGAGGGCTACTACACGAGCAACTGCGCCACCGATGCCAAGGGCGGCGACTGGGGCAGCGACGGCATGAGCGCCCGGCCCCGGATCCGCCGGAAGACGAGCCGCGAGCACTCGGGTGGATCGAGCGAAGGATTCCGCGTGCACACCAAGCCCTCCCGCGACGAACAGCCCGATGCGACGAGCCACTACGGGGCGAACCTGGACGAGGCGCAGAATCGCGTCGCGAACCCGTACTCGGCGAAGCGACCGGGGCAGGGCTCCTCCACGATCGACATGGGCGTGAAGCCGTCGCCGGCGCCGGCGCCGCCAGGTCGCGAGGGGCGCCACGCCTTCAAGATGGCTAGACCTGAGTTCAAGGGCGACAAGTGGCTGAAGCCCGGGTCCGGGCCGTCCGCGCCGCTCCAGGGTCGTCCCGCACGGCGCACCGAGCGGCAAGCGTTCAAGATGGCGGGCACCGCCCGCCGCGGGGGTTGACCGATGGCGACCAACCGACTCGACGGCCAGGAAGGCGCGTTCGCCAACGCGGGGACCACGCGCGCGCACGGTCGTGCCCAGCGCATGCAGGACCGCGCGACCGGCGTCGACCAGATGGTGCAGGAGCAGAAAATCCCGCGGCCGCGGATCCGCCGGAAGCGGCCTGGGGCCTTCCGCATCGGCTCCAAACCCCTACCGCCCGTGCCCGGGCAGTAACTCATGGCCAAGACTGACGCGGACCTCGCAACCGAAGCGGCGCAACGCGCGGACGCCGCCGTCAACGCACCGCGTGACCCGCGCGCGACCCGCTCGAGCATCAAGTCCGCCGCCTCTGCCGCGCGCGCCGCCATTCCGCAGGGCGCGGGCAGGCTGAACGAACCGGTCATCGCCGACGCTGGGACCGGCATCGTCCCGCAGCCGGGCGCTGGACGCCACGAGGGCGAGCGCGCCCCAGGCACGCCAGCCGGTCCGACCGAAGTCCCGGTCACCATCGCTGACGACGACGAGTACGACGAGATCCAGCGTCAACTCGCGGCCGGTGGCGAGGCGCCGCCACGCGAAGGCCAGCCGCCGGAGCCAGTGCCCGAGCAAGAGCCGGAACCGGCGCCCGCCGCAGCGCCAGGCGCCGAACCGCCCGCCGAAGGCCAGGGGGCCGAGGAATGGCCCGTCGTGGCGATCCCGGCGCGGAACGCCGGCCAGCCGCCGATCGAAGCCGAGGTCGAAGACCCGGAGCTCGCGGCCGACATCCAGCGCCTCGCCCGCGGCTTCATCCGGCGCGAGACCCTCCATCGTGCAATGGCGCAGGTCGAGGCCCAGAAAGAGGATCTCGCGCAGTTCGAGGACGCGCTGCGCGTCGATCCCGTGAACCTCATCATGGAGAAAGCGCACCCGACCACGAAGGTCGACATGGCGCTCGCGCTGCTCTCTGATCCCGCCGTGTTCAACAAGGTCATCGAGACCTTCGGTGGGCTCGAGGAGCCGGAGCAGATCAAGGCCGTCGCGCTCAAGATCGAGAACCAGCGGTTGAGCCGACGCTCCGAGACGCTCGCCGAACTCGACCGGCGGTCGCAGATCCGGACCCAGGGGCGCGAGATCGACCAGGCGATCCAGCGCATCATCCCGGACGACTTGGACGAGCCGACCGCCACGGCGCTGTACAAAGACTTGCGCCGTGACGTGACCGATTACATCATCGAGAACAAGCTCCGCCGCCTGCCGATCGAGCAGGTGCCGGACGTCGTCGCAGGACGGCTCGCCTTGTACGGCTTGAGTGCCGACGAGGCGGCCGAGCGGTTGCAGGACACCACGATTCCCCCGCTGCCCGTCGCTGCCCGCGGTGTTGGCCGTCAGGCCCCGCCGCGGAACGGTCGCCCGGCACCGGCGCGAACCGGGGAGAGAGTTGTCGCACAGGCAGACGCCCGCCGTCGCGCAGGCGCCGTCCCCGGAGGGGGAGCCGGCGTCCCCGCCCAAAGCGGTTGGGTGCTGCCCAAGAAGCAAGGCGTGAAAGGCCGGATCGCTGCCATCCGAGAGATGCTCGGCGGCGGCAAGTAGCCTGACACCCCTTCTCTCTTCGGACCCTTCGCACTGAGGGGGACTACGCGTATGAAGTGTCTCAAACTCGCCAGTTCGCGACTGGCCCTGTTCCTCGTGTTCGCGATCACGGCCCTCTTCTGGCCGGAACGGCTGGCCGACCTTGCGTGGCTCGGTCTGGCCGGCGTCACCACCACCGCCCTGAACCCGGGCGGCGCGTCGGACATCAACCAAGCCTTAAAGATCTTCTTCAACGAGCCCGTAGCCGAGGACATCGTCTACGACTCGGAGCTCCTGTCGCTCTTCGAGGAAGACAACAACGTCAAGCAGGACGAGACGACGGGCGGGCGCTACATCGAGACGGCGCAATACTTCCAGCTCCCTGCCGGTGTCGGGGCCCGTGCTGAGAACGAGTACATCCCCGTCCCGGACGGGCCGGTCATTCAGAACTCCCGCGTGTTCCTGAAGAAGATCCAGGGCGTGCTCGAGATGACCGGCGACGTGATGCGGCGCGTCAAGGGCGACCTGGGCGCGTACTTGAACTGGGCCGAACGCGCGATGCCCGACCTCGTCAAGCGCGTCGACCACGAGCTCGATCGGATGCTGTTCGGCTACGGGAACGGGGCCTTGGCCCGCGTGAACGCGCTGCCGGACGGGACGCACATCGACGTCGACCGAAACTTCGGCATCACGGGCGCACTCCCGGCCTGGCTCAACTTCCTCGAGGGGATGCGGCTCGTCGCCTCGGTGAACGCGAACTCGAGCCCGCTCCGGAACGCGGGCGCCTCGCAGTCCTGCCAGGTGATCTCGGTGAACCCGGCGCTGGGCGTGGCCGGGCGGCTCACCACCGACGCGAACCAGGCGGCGCTCGCCGTCAACGACTACCTCTTCCCCGGCGACGCCGCCGGCGCCTCGGGCCAGGACGCTACCGGCACCGATCGCGAGTGCATGGGCCTGTTCGGGATGGTCGACGACGGGACGATCCTCGCGACCTTCCAGAACCTGGCCCGGGCCACGTTCCCGCTCTGGCAGTCGGTCCAGGTAGACGCCTCACTCGCCCCCTACCAGCAGGTGCTCACCGAGGACGTGCTGATCTTCGCCGACGACGAAGCCTTCCTGAAAGGGATGGGCAAGCCCGACGCGATCATCACCTCGCGCTCGGGCGCGCGTGGCTACTGGAAGTCGCTGAAGGGCGATCGCGTCATCAACAAGGCGATCAACGAGCCAGGCGGCTACCAGGGTGGCTTCGGCCAGGGCGCCGACCGGCCCGGGAAGTTCGGCCTCGAAGTCCTCCTGGGCGACCGGAACGTCCCGATCAAGGCGTGCCGCAAGTGCCCGTTCACCGTCACCTTCCTGCTCCAGCTCGACACCTTCAAGCGCTGGACGCTGGGCGGATGGCAGTGGGACGATACGACCGGCGCGGTGTGGAACCGAGTGACGGACGCCACCGGCCGCAAGGACGCGTACTTCGCAGTGGGAAACATGTACATCCAACTTGGGAATCTCGCTCCTCGTAAGAACGTGAGAGTCAACAACCTGGTGACCACGTGATTGCGCGCCTTGTTGGTGTGGTACATATTACCCGCCACACCAACAAGGCGGAATCATGGAGCGCGAGGCTGGCAGTGGGACGGTACGCTGTTGGAAGTGCGGCACGGACAAGAAGCCAGGTGAGTTCCCGCCCAGTGAGTTGAGCGGGAACCGGAAAAAGCGGCGCTGTCGAGCATGTGAGGCGGCGCGATCCCGCGCGTACAACGCGGCCCATCGGAACGAACGGGCGGCCTACGCGCTGAAGTGGTACTACGAGAACAAGGGCTATAGCGCGGCACATCACAAGCAGTGGGTCAAGGAGAACCCCGAGCGCGCCCGTGCGATCATGGCGAAGTGGCAGAACGAGAAACAGCGACCGTATCGGATGGTTGCCGCCGAAGCCTTGGGTCGTCCGCTCCGCCGTCGCGAGCACGTGCACCATGTGAACATGGACCACGGCGACAACCACATCGACAACCTGTGGGTCTGCACGGGTTCAGCGCATCGCCGAGCGGAAGGCTCGCTCTTTCGTCTCGTGAAGCCGTTGATGGAGCGTGGGGTGGTGGTGTTCGATCGCGCCGCTGGGGAGTATCGGCTGGTGGCGTAGCAGGGACCTTAGACAGGGGAGGGTTGCTCGTGTCTACGACTGACCGCAAAGTCCACTCCGCGGCGTTCTTCGCCCGCGATCCGATTGGCCTGGGCGTGGGGTCCGTCCCCATCAGCCAGGCCGCCGTCATCTTCGCGCTCATCGTGCCCTACCAGGGCTTCGTGACGCCGTTCCCGTACGCGATGAAGGGCTGGCAGGTCGAGAACGTGCAGGTGTTCTGCACGGCGATTGTGGCGACGGCGCAGGTGGACGTGCAGGGGGGCGTGCACGGATCGACGACGAGCGTACTGACGGGGCTCATCACGCCGGTGGCGGGGGCGGCGACGCAAGGGGTGCTGGTGGCGCCGGCGTCGCGCCGGTTCAACCTGTCGGACGAGCTGAACATCAAGTGCACGACCAACGGGACGGGAACGCTGACGAATCTGATCGTCACCGTTACAGTGAGACCTTTTCCGATGGACAACGAGGCGTTCTGATCGGGCGCTTCGTGGAGTGGGCCTCGACGCGGCTCGCGCCCGACTACGTGGTGCGCGGGCTGCGCGCGGTGGATCCCCGGACCGACGTGCTATGGTGGGGCCCGATGACCGACGCGATCGAGCAACCGGACCCCGCGAAGCCGTGGCAGCAGAAGGTGGTGCATGTGACGCGGCCGATGTGGGTGGTGGGGACGAAGAGCGAGGCGCCGGGGGCAGTGAGTCAGGCACGACGGATTCGCCAGCTCGAGAGCATGAAGATCCCGGCGGCCAGTCCCACGTGGGGCAACGTGGACCAGTGGCGGAAGAGCTGGCGCGACCGACGCCGCTTGGCTGGGCTCCGCTACCAGGGGTTCGCCCCGAAGTTCTTCTGGCCGGCGACGGACTTGGACTGGGCGGTAGTCACCGAGTATGAGGCGATGGGGTGGTTCGCGCGGCACCTGTTTGAGGTGGTGCAGCGCCAGGTGCTGAAGCAGATGGAGCAGGAGCAGGACGACGGGCTCGCGCTCACCGAGCGCCAGCGCTTGATCGCCGAGGCGGTGCGGCTCGAGACGCCGTCGATCTGGAAGTACGCGATGGCCGGGCGACGGTCGATCATGGTACCTGAACAACAGAGGGTCGCATGAGCACACGAGCAGGCGTGCCAGAGCCGAAGAATCTCAGGAATCCGGGCCACTTCGGCCCCGCCGTGATCGGGGGATCGAAGCCGCAGCAGCCGACCGCCGCGCAGTTGAAGGTGCAGCCCGAGCTCGCCGCGCTCGAGCGCCCCGAGGTCGCGGACGGCGAGTTCGAGAAAGAGCAGGCGTGGACGGAGATCGGGGCGCCCTTCTTCGGTCCCGCGGTGATCGGAGATTCGGAGCCGCAGAAGCCGACGCCGGAGCAGCTCAAACGCCAGCCCGAGCTCGCGAAGCTGCACGGGATGGAGGCGCCGAAGGCGGCCGCGGCGGAGACGCGGGCGCAGTTGCCCGTCGAGAAGCTGAAGGAGGCGCTCGAAGACAACCCGTTCATCCTGGACGGTCTGATCGCCGCCGAGTTCGAGCGGCCCGAGGGTCCTCGGAAGGCGGCGGTGCGGGTGCTCTTGAAGGCCGAGCAGGAGAAGGCGGAGCCGCGCGAGGACGTCGTGGCGCGGCTGGCAGATGCGGTCAAGTCGGGAGGCGTGGGCGGCCGATCCGGGACCGGGCCGGTGCCTGGCTAGCGTGTTCCGTTCTCCAGTAGTAGCGGCGGCAGTGGCGACGCTCGCACTTGCGACAGCACCGTGCACCTTTGCGGTTGATCCGGGTGTTCTCCTCGTCGAAGACGTGGCCGTGCTTGCAGTGCATCGCGTAACGACCCCAGGGATTCGCGCGGCCGTGCGCCACCATGTCACGCATATTGTCGCCCTGCGTTCCGGCGTAGAGGTGCTCCGGCCGCACGCACTTCGGCTGGTCACAGTGGTGCAGCACCCCACAGCCAGCCGGGACGGGGCCGTTCTGCAGCATCCAGGCTACGCGATGGGCAGCCGCGGTCCGACCGAGCAGACGCAGGCATCCGTAGCCGTGACCGTCAGTGCCCCCACGCCACAGCCAACAGCGATCGTCGTCCGTCAGCGAGACGTTGTCCCAGAACGAGTCGATATTCACATGACGAACGTACCGATGGACCTGGGTATCCGCTAGTGGCGACGCAACTTCAAGACATCATCACGGCGGCCAGGAATCGCCATCAAAGTTTCCACCGCTCGCGAGTTCCAGATACTGTCGTCGCGTCTCACTTGAGTGACGTCCAGCGCGTGCTCATCACGCGGGGCGCCGATCTCGACTCCAACCGTGTCGCGATCCAGTGCAACATTGCGTTCGCGACAAGTCCTGCGAACGCCCCGAGTGCTGTGGGCGCTGGCTCTGCGGGTGGCCTCCCTGGGAAGATCACGAGCCCCACGACGATCGACTTTCTGGGCGCCGACACGGGGCCCGCGATCGAGC